CTCGTCCCAGTCGTCAAACTCACTCGTCGTAGGCATCGTGAGATGCTCGCTGAGTCTGCCATGTCAGGTAAACTCCGGGCTATCGATCGTAGGTATGGCTTACGTGATGAGCCGAGTGATACCTAATCAAGGAAAGCCACTGTCGAACTGTCCCGCGTCGGGCTGTCCACCACTGCGGCTGTCGATTCGTCCGTGAGCACGATCACCGTCGGCCGCGCGTCCGTCACCAGGCGCGCCCAATCGAACGAGACTAGCTGCGACCGCTTGATGAATAGCACCTGCACCGCACTTGCGTCTGTCTGTCCGGTCATACGAGCGTAGGATAGCACGGCCAGCCGCTCGTGCGCACAAAGCAACGCCGCGCGCTACCTTATGTGGATGCGCCGCGCGAGTTACTACACTTGTAGGATGGCGCTTGGCCCTCCGCTTGCGCTTGCTTACGCGCGCTCGTTCGGTCGATCGGACGTGCGATCACTTGGACGTGCATTGACCCGATCGTGCCGTCATTGTTTCGGGGCCGGCGAGGGTACAGGCGGGAAGGCGGCTTGGGCGGCCACGGCTGTATAAAAAATTCAACAATTTGGAGTGATAACGTTAGATATGACGTCGTCCGAAATTTACTACGTTTTTCTGACAATACACGCGAGCGAAGTGTGTAGTGGGCGGTGGGTGATAGGCTCCGCTCTCTCGTTGGCTCGCTTGCGCTCACCTCCTCGTTCGCTCCGCAATTGTTCTTGACTTCGGTCAACTATTCTTGCATACTCTTCCTCGGAGGTTCTTTGATGCGCACTTGGCAAGACTGGCTGTTCCTTCCGTTCGCGCCGATCCTTTACGTTTACTGGGTTTACTTCCCGCCGTGCGATAGTCCAGACGGCTGTCAATAGTAGACAACCCACATGTCGGCCACATCCAAGGGCGCCTCGCTTCTTCAGTACAAGCTAGTTGACGGCGAGTGCCACGGTTATGTGGCCGAGTACCATCTCGCGACCTCACTCATCAACTCCCAGATCGATTCACTGGCCAAGCGCGGCTACACTTGGCTGCGCCTCTGCATCCCTTACTGGCACGGCCTGAACGACGGACTTACGATGGATTCGACTGGCGGCACCCTCTCGCCACAACAGATGTCCAACCTCGCCGCGGTCATATCTTACGCAAAATCGGCCGGTTTTGAGCACGTTATGACCGTTCTGCTGCCCGAGGGACCGGACGATTCCCTCCACAACTGGAAGTCATGGGACGAAGCCTACTACGAGGAGTCGTGGATTCTGACTTGCGCGATTCGCAAGATTCTCGCCGCGGGCGGCCTTCCATTCGTGATCGAGATGAATGAGGGCGTGTGGGATCCCTCCACACTCTGGGGTCAGTTCAACAAACGGTGGTGGATCGATTACACTTCCACGTTCGGCGACCGATCGAACGGAAATCATGTAGACGATGCGACCGTCAGCTTCGTGCCGACACAGATGCAGTGGATTAGCGAGATCTTTTCCGGCAATCTGCCCGGTGGCCTGTTCGTTCACGAGTACCACGATCAAGACTTCCCCGGTGCCACATGCGTGGCCGACGTTCATCGCGCGGTCAAGGCGCGGATGTACACAGTTCCAGGCAGCCCGATTCTACACGTGGGCGAGACTTTCTGCGATTACACGACCTTGCGTGAATTGGGCAATTTCAATCCTCCTGTGATTATCGAATGGCCGCTGACAGCCGATGGTAACGTCGTGCAGAACGTGATACTGTGATGCGGAGATTGGCCGTCCTATTCGCCGCATCTGCCTTGTTTGCCGCGCCTACCAAGGTCGACGTCGTCCAGCTCTGGAACGACCTCGCCACTCAATCGGCAGTCTGGGTGACTCTCCAACAAGAGGTCGAACGAACTCCCGGCATATCGCCCATTCGATCGCAGCGCCAATGGGAGATTGTCCGGCGGGCATTTCATGAGGTCGACGTTGCTGTCCGCGCGCAATGATGTAAACTCAGATTATGGACGACAAAAAAGTATCCAAGTCCGGCAAGGACATGAAGCTGAAACTGAAGGTCAAGATGAAAGTCCCAATGGGCATGGCTGGCAAGGCTCCGTCCGTGTCAATGGGCAAGAAGGGTAAATGAAGTTTCGGCCGACCGTCTACGTACGGGATTTGGTTTTGTGGTGCGCAATCGGCCTGCTGGGCGTGATGCTGTACACCGAACATAAGTCCGCTCGAGAGTTCGAGACAGCGACCCGACAGGGAGTCGAACATGCCCTCCAGCAACTCTTCAATCGGCAGTAAGCTGCGCGAGGCCTTCCTAGGGTCGAGCCACCCGGTGTACCATTTTATTGTACTCACGCTGGCTCTTTATGTTGCCGTTAAGGTTCACCGCTGCCATTCTACTTGCCATCGCCAGCCTAGTTCTCGCTGACTCCTTCCAGTCCACCTCCGCACCCTCCGTGGTAAACTGTGGGCATGAAGCGTCTTGTTGCCGCTGTAGTAGTTGTCCTCATCGGAATTGTCATGATGATTCCGACCGCCGCCCAATCGGTCCTCACGTCGAATGACACGGTGCTCACTGGGCAGCAAACTGTCACATCCACAGCCACTAGTCTTGGCACGGCCGCCACGGGTGGTATCAAAACCCTCTGTGTTGTTGCCGCGCACGGAAATGGCACCGCGATTGAGGTCGGCGGATCGAACGTGACAACGTCCAACGGTCTGATCCTCAATGCTGATCAATCCTGGTGCATCAACGTCAAGAACCTGAACGCGGTCTTCGTGGTCGGATCGGCCGGCGGCAATGTTTCTTGGGGCGCGACCAAGTGAGGTGGCATGAGAAAATTAATCTACAGCGCGTGTGCGATTCTCATTCTTTCGGCCGTTCTAAGCGGCGATAGTTTCAGCGGCGGCAGCGGATCCGGCGGCACTACAGTCACGGTCGCGGCTCCCTACATCACGGTTGGCGGCGTCAAAGTCGTAATGGCAACCGGCTGGCCGTTCACAGCGTTCTTTAGTGGGTCATTCCTAGACGCTACAACCTCAACTCTAACCGCAGGTACAAATGGCTCCGAGTTAATGTCCTGTGTATGTAGCAACGCCAACTCATGGTACTCAATCTCCGCAACAACTAGTGTAGAAGCGGAGATCGGTGGGCTAACCGCTGACAGTAACGCCGTAACAGCCCAATATACCGGCGGGATTTGGATGTGTGATACAACAAACGGTAAGCTCTATTCTCTTGAAACCGTGACTAACGCTGCCTCAGCTAGTTCTGGACTTATTTATGTTCAACTAGTCTCTTGGACATTGGCGGCGTGTGCAGGAACTCCTTCTGCACCTACTGCATTAGGTCAGTTCCAAATTGTCCCCGCGTCCCCTTTGCATTTTAAATTATCCAAATCAGCGAGCAACCTTATTACCCAAACCAGCATGGATGCTGGACAGACCTACACCCAATTAGACTCGAGAGCAATCGGAACAATAACCAAAGGCGGAGTTCACGTCCGCACGGGCAGCGCAAGCACGACCGTAAATATGACGGTACTTTCGGTTGTTGTAACCTAATTCCCGTCATGAAAACCCTAATCCTATTAGCCATATATCTTGTTAATAGCGACCTCAACCAAACTGGAGCGTTTTCGGATACAACGCTAACTACGTCTAACGTAAATACCTCCACGTTTGGGAAGGTCAGTTCCTACCACGTAGACGTCCCCACATTCACCCAACCTATCATAGCGCCCTCGATTGTCATAAACGGGACACCCCGTGACCTACTTCTGTTTACAACAATGACAAATAAGGTGTACGCGTTTGATGCGAATAGTTTTGGGTTACCGATTTGGAAAGTCACGCTTGGGACCACGAGAAGTATCTTCCCCTCTCGAGGCGTGGGAAATGAGACTAGGTGGACTGAAATAGGAATTTTAGGTGCCCCCGCCGTTGATACTTCGTTGAATGCACTTTTTGTTGTCGCTGCTCTGCCCGCTACGTATCGTCTTTTTAAGGTATCCCTTCTAGATGGATCGATCATAAATAGCACCGACATAACCGGTCAGGTTACCGGTACGGGTGATAGCGGAGATATGGTTGTGGGTGGTAAACTGCAATTCTCCGCCGCACAACATCTCCAAAGAACCGGCCTAACCATCGCAAATGGGAATGTCTATATCTGCTTCGGCTCGTTAGAAGACACCCGGCCTTGGCATGGGTGGGTCTTTGCGTATACTGAATCCAACCTATCCCAAGTCGGTGTTTTTTGTACTACTCCATCGTCTTTTGGAGGGGGGATTTGGCAATCCGGCGGTGCGCCCTCCGTTGATGGTTCAGGAAACGTCTATGTTGTAACTGGAAACGGTAATTCCATTTCAGATGGTGTTGAATTAGGAGAGTCTATACTTAAACTAAGCCCAACACTTTCCCTTCTCGATTGGTTTACTACATCCTCCTTTTCAACCCTCGATCCCATAGATGCTGATATTTCTTCTGGTAGAGCAATACTCATCCCCGGTACGTCAAAAGTAACGGCCGCTGGCAAGGACTTCACTGTTTACTCAGCGGACACGGCCTGCATGGGACACCTACAGGGATCGAATATCAACTGCACACTACAAACGTTCAAATCCAACGTAGCGGGTGTAGTCTCAGATACAACCGGCTCATATGGGAGTGTCCTAGTAAACAACAAACTCTACGTACCCACTACCGATGGTTCCATTTACGGATTCACAGTCTCGTCCGGTGTGTTTAGCGTAACCCCACTAGCAACCCAACTGAACACCTACGGATTTCCAGGCACGGCGCAGATTTCCTCCTCTAACGGTATAATCTGGACAGTCACGTCTACAAACGACAGTCACCTCAACCCCGCTAGCGGAACTCTGCGCGCCCTAAACGCCAGTACCCTAACCGAACTGTGGAACTCAGACCAAACTCCCGGTGATACTTTAGGGCACATGGTTAAATATGTCGGCCCAACTGTATACAACGGCAAAGTCTACGTACCCAACCAAGACGGGCAGATCCAGGTGTATGGGCTACGTTAAACTGAGATCGTAATGACCAAAACGCTCTCACAGACCTCTCCGCGCGGCCTTGTACCTTCTGGCGCATCTGACGTTGTCTACCAAGAATTCCTCGACAAGCTCCACGTTCGCGACAAAGACTCGACTGGACAAATCGTTCGGGAGGCATTGGCTTCGTCCGGCGACCCGCGTTTCCGCGCTTTCCTCGAGTACACGATGGGCGGCAACCCGCGCCTCTCTCTTGCCCATGTAGCCAAGCAGTGCCAGATCGACATGCTGGAATTCCAAGCATTCTGGCGGGACGCGCGAGTTAATCAATCGATCAACAAAGCGATCGACAATCTGCCTGTTCTGACGCAGGATATGATCGACGATGCGCGGACGGATGAGACAACCTGCCCAGCATGCGACGGCACCGGACAGATCGAGCGCGAGGGCAAGCCCGCGAAGATATGTGCGAATTGTCTCGGCAAGGGTGTAGTGCGGACGGTCGGCGACAAGCATTCGCGCGACAAATTGCTAGAAATGACGGGCGTGATCAAGAAAGAGGCGCCTGTCCAAGTCAACCTGAACATGCGCGGGATTGGCATGGAAGCCGCGGCAGCCAAACTGAACAAGGCCGTGCCGTTTGACCTCGACATCGAAGCAGAAACCGTTGACATCCCAGCCGATCCAGAGTAGACTCGGTACATGCGTAAACTGCTCGTGTTGTTCGTGACGTTTGCCACTGCTCCTCTGTTTGCACAGGCGACCGCCCTCACATTGAGTCTGGCCGGACCTACCATCTTCAAACCCGCTGGCACTGTCGTTCTCAACCTCGCTCTTTCAGGGTCTAGCGGCGCGAACATATCTGGCGTCCAGTTCACCGTCCCAGCGCCCGGTGGATCGACCGTCGTAATGGCCGGCGCGGCGTCCACTGCGGCGAGCAAACAAGTTACGTGCAATCAAGCCGCGACTGGAACTTTGCCGCTGACGTGTATCGCGGTGGGTTTGAACAACGCGACGTTCTCTGATGGGGTGGTGGCGGTGTTGACCGTGACCTTGCCGAATCCGATCGTGCAGGGTCTGACGTGGACAATGCCTACTATAGTGGCGTCAACTGTCGGCGCCCAAGTGACCGCGACCTCAGCCGCGCCGACAAATCCTTGTAACATCACCGGCAGTGGGACGGTTGGGACAGCGGACATGACTGCGTCGATCTCACAGGCTCTGAATGCGGCCGTCTCGTGTGTGGATCTAACGGGAGATGGTGTCTGTAATATCTTCGATGTGGTGAGAGTTGTGATTGCCGCGCAGCCGTCTGGTGTGTGCAAAGTCGGGCCGTAATGATCCGCGCCCTCCTCGCCTTATTCCGCCCGCTGTACACAATCGCCAAGGAGTTGGCGATCATACGTGAGTTGTACGAGTTGGAGTTACGAGAGCGGCACGTTAACCCACAATGGGCGCCGATGCCGCTGTCTCGAGTCACTGAAAAACCGAAGAAGGGAGACGTGGAGGTCAACTACTTCGACGAGAATGCGGATCAGCGCAAACACAAACAAGTGGATTGGGAAGACGAGGATGAGTTCGATCCCGGCGGTTGGTCTGGAGCTTCTTAGTGTACGCTTCTGAGATCATCGAACGCCGCCTCGCAACCGCCAAACGTGCTGGCCTTCAGTATACCCGTCTTCCCCGTCTCGAGTCGATCGCACGTTCGGCCGAACTAGAGTTGTTACGTTCGGACGGCCGCGGCGGCAAATTACCGGACGAACAACTGTCCCGCCCGCTCACGCAGGTCGAACAGGAGTTTGTGGCGTCAGAGCAACTATTGTGCAAGGTGGACTTCTCTTACTGGATGACCAGATATGCTTTTTGTGAACTTGATCCCGGAGTCACGCCCGATGGCAAAGGCGGTATCGCGCCGCCGATTCTTGCAGAGTCTCAGTTGCATTACATCAAGCTACTGGGGCGGAAAGAGGTTGAAGTCCACGCCGAGTACGGCAAATACAAACTTACCCTTGGCATTCACGCGTATTTCCACAAAACTAGACAGGTTATGGCTACAGCCACCACCCGTGCACTCACGTGGCACCGGTTGTTATTCTGGAATGGCACCCGAGCTTTTTGTGCCACACTTGACGAGCCGAGAATAGGAGAATTGTTCAAACGTGACCACATCATCCTCGACAACCTCCCGTGGTGGCAACTCCCGAAAGTCTACCCAGACGTCAAAGACACTGAGATCGGATTGGAGCCGCCAATCTCAAGCCGTATCAGTTATCAGGCAGAGAATCAAGTCACTGGTATCGGAACTGGGAGCCAAAATGACGTATCTCACCTTACGGAGGTCGCTCTCTGGAAATATCCTGGCAGAATTCGGTTTAGTTTTGTCCCATCGATCCCCAAGTCAGTCACTACCCTCCATATCCAAGAATCCACCGCCGACGGCAAAGGCAACTACTGGCACGAAGTCACCGAAGCGGCCCGTCACAAAAAACGCGGGTTCGAGCACTTCGTCTACGCGTTCATCCCGTGGTGGTTCAACAAAAACAAATACCGGTCTGTCCCTCCCAGTAACTGGCGGCCTGAGTCGCACACTATTAGCCACGCTGAACTCATCGAACGAACGTCGCCTGAATTCAACGGAGGAGTTTTATACAAACCAACTCTGGAACAACTCTACTGGTGGGAATCGACCCGCGCGGAACACGTCAAAACAGGCGAACTCGCGGCGTTCCTAACGAACTATCCTGCCACGCCCGAACAGTCGTTTCAGAATCCGACGCAGGGAGCGTTGCCAGCTGAGTTGATGGAGGAAATGGAGACTGAGTGCAAGACGCCCGTGCCGTATGAAGTGGAGTGTGTCTGATGGCGCTGGCTCCCGATGCCCTGCATGTCGGCGGTAGCAGCATTCATCGTTGCAACGAATCGTGGGAATCAATCCAAGCCGATCCTCGCGGCCTTCTCTTGATGTGGCACGAACCGCGCCCAGACGCGCATTACGTCATCTCGTGCGATCCAACGATGGGCATCACCGGCTGGACAAGATCCGCGCGCCGAGACGGCGACGAAAAGGTGGATAATTGTGCAATCGAAATCTTTCAGTCCGAGGCCATCAAGCTCCCTCTTTTTAACGAGGACGGAATTCAGAAGATTGATCCGGCGACGAAGCAACCGGCTTTTGTTAGACGAGATATGCAAGTCGCAGAGTATGCCGGACCAGTGGACGCTGTTGAAGCAGCCAGGATCTGCAAACTCCTTGGACGGATATATCAGGGTGCCGATGAAGAATACGCCCGCCTCATATACGAAGCATGGCCTGGGCCAGGGGTACTTACTACTCAGGAGCTATTACGGCTTAATTACTCCAATATCTGGATGTGGGAATACATAACCGGCGAGGCTGAAGAAACCAACCGGATGGGTTGGCAGTCGTCCTTCCAATCCCAGAAGATCCTGTGGTTTCGTTCGCGCCGACATTTGATGGAACGAAAGGCCAAGATCTATTCGCAGTGGCTGGTCGAAGAGTACGCGAACTCGGTCATCGATATGGACAAGATGCGTGCTAAGGCCGCATACGGATACCATGACGATCGAATGCAGGCTGCTAACATGGCTTTCTGGGCGGCCCACAGGTGGTCGTACGATGAATCCCCGCCAGAGCCGGTGACCGCGAACGCCGAGATGGACTTCCAGAAGTTCGCTCCGACATTAGGTGAATCAGGCGACTTCCGCGCGGCGTGGGAAGTGAGCGTCGATAACTGGGACGTTTGACATGCGCAACAATTAGGGTTACACTCCAACCATATGGACCCTACCAGCTCCACTACTCAGGTGAAGCCCAAGCCCGCGAAGCCGAATCCGCCTGTCTCCAACCCACAGGGGGCGGTTGCCTCAGCCCCAGCCGCTCCCACCGCGCTTAACGCTGATGGGTCGTACGACTTCCTGTACACGATCAATCCACAGGAGACGCGGCGCCTGCTCACGCGCACCGGACGAGCAAACCGCGAGGAGATGGAGAAGGAATTGCCGCGATATGTCGAGCGGATCGTCAAGCGGGCAGTGGAAAGTGAAATATATTGATGGTGGTTTGTGTCGACCAATTGGCCAGCAATTGTTGTGGTTGTGATGTTACTGTTATGGATGTGCCGAGATGATGACTTGTGAGAAGTGCGGTGAAAGGCGGCGACTCGGTGACTGGCCGTACTGCCAAGACGAGACTGGCCGACACGGACATTCGCGTGGTCATGGCGGCACGTTACTCCAGTCGATCCATCCTATGGAGCGAGCTGTTGTGTTTCGCAACCCCCAAACCGGCGAGATCCGCACTCCTGCCCGTAACGACACAGACATGCCCGACTCCTATAAACGCGCAGGGTTCGAGAGAGTGGAAATCGACACCCACCAGAAACGGCGCGAGTTGGAGAAGGAAGGGCACATGATGGAAGCAGCGTACTATGACAACGGGTCTGCGACGGCCGATCGAGAAATGGAACAGTCGGCCGGCCCAGAGTTGGACGGTTCGTGCGTCGGATCGGCTGGCGATAACGCATTGACACTTCAAGACCTTCGCAGCGCAGGTCTGCAAGACTAGGCTACAATACAGGCAGCATGCCTGAAGACATTGCGGCTCTAGCCGGGGAATCCTTCGATCTACCGCCTATCAAAGAACTCGCGGCTGATGCTGCCAAACCTGGGACTGTGGAGTACGCCACAATCCAGTGGGCCAACGCCAAGCTCAAGCAGGGTCAGCAGTTTGTCGAAGCCAGCATCGGGTACTCCAACGCGACTTCTGCTATCGACGCTATCTTCTCGAACGAACGGACGTCCGGTTCATCGTACGTGCCTACTCCTAAGCCGATGTCCCGCACCCGCGCGAATTTCGTGGGTAAAGTCGCCGAGGATCTGACTGCCCAGCTCACCGACACCCGCATCTTCTGGAAGTACTCGACTCGCAACCCCGCGTACGAGAAACACGCCACGATTGCGAACGACAACGCGAAAGATTGGTACGTCAACCGACTGATCGACCTCCGTCTCGGTGACGTAGTCCGCTACTACACTGTCGCCGGCACTGGTATTGCCCATCTCTACTATTCTCGGCGGCTCAACGACATGATGCTCGACGCGAAGGATCCTCGCTCCGTCTTCCCGGTCGACCCAGTGTCCTATCACACGTTCCAAGACGCGCTGGGCGTGATCATCCGTGATGCGCGCACACCTCGGTGGGTCAAATCCGAGTATGGTAAGACTGTCGTGGCTGACGCAGGCGGCGTTGGCATCTTCGGGTGGATGACCCAAGCGATCAAGGGTGGATCTACCCAGAAGCATTCCGGCCCACTGTCCAAACGTTCGGGCGACGACAAGCCCATCCCCGCGGTACCCACAGTATGGGTCAACACGATGTACTTGGCCGACCCGCGAGTAAATAAGAAAGAGAACGACGTTTACATGGGGCCTTGGAAGAACGGCAAGCCCCAATCGCCCTGGTCTTATCGCGTTAAGCCTGGGGCGCCGCTCTACCCGTTCAAACGAATGATCGTATGGACAACGGAATGCCTGCTGTATGATGGCCCGTCTCCGTACTGGCACGGCAAATTCCCGGTCATCAAGCTCACTCTCAACCCATGGCCGAATTCTTGGCTGGGCAAAGCGCCACTTTGGGACTTACTCCCGCTTCAAGAATCCATGAATGCCCTGTTACGAGTCATCGACGATCACGCGGCGCAGTTGGCTCAACCGGGTGTGGTGGCCGACCGAAACGTGTCCGGCGCGGAACTGAAGAAGTTTAACAGCCGGGCCGCCGGTTGGAACATCCGAACGAACACTGCGTCGGGCAAGGGGATCACCGTGGTCCCACCGCCGCCGCTCGATCAATCGCTCTGGGAACATGTCAACTGGATCAAAGAAGTGATGCAGATGCTGTCGGGCACGCTGGACGCCTCACAGTTGGCTGGCCTAGCACAAGTTCCATCGGACGACACGATCGACACTCTCATGAAAGCCATGACGCCAGGTAATCGTTCGCGATCTCGGATCATGGAAGGATTCATGAAGGAATTGGCCGAGATGTATCTCTACAACATGGCCGAGTTCGATACGATCAGCAAGCGAGTCGCGAAGTTCGGTCCCACGGCCGTCACGAATGAGGATTTTGATTTCGCCGCTGGCAACTTTATACCGGACGATGTACCGGGATCCGAGCCGGGAGATATCGCGTCCACCTATGATGCCTTAGCTGCGGACGAGCCGCGGCCGGAATTCGAGCGTGCCAAGCAGTTGTTCCAGTCATTCACGTACGAGTACACGCCGAACACCCTCCTGAACTCGGCCGCGATGCAGGACCGGATGGAAGACTTTATGCTGGCCAAGATGGGCTATCTGGATTACTTCACATTCATGCAGAACTTAGGAAAGACGCAGATTGTGCCGCCGAGCATGAAGATTCCCGATTCGATTACTGAGCGGCTAGTGTTACAGCAGCAGATGGGGATCGGGATGATTGCCAACGCGCAAGGTCGGAAGGCCACTAACCAGTCAGCGCCATCGCAAGGGCAGAATGCTGCCGGCCCAACGATCCAGACATCGTGAACTGGGTCAGGTCATCTCCCGACTTGACACCACTCAATTCCTACCCCTGTAGTTTGTGGTATTCTGTGGTCGATGGCACTCTCAGTTGTCACTGGCGGTCACGGAAGCGGCGGAACTGGTGGCGCAGAACCCACTAGCGGTAGCCCCAACCCCAACCCCAACGGCTTTTTGGCTAAGTCAACTATGATCAATCACTCGGCGCCCTCGTTCGGCAAACAATCGTTCAGTCGTGCGTCGAAGGTCAGCACGACCCCCGGCAAACTCGGTCAGTCGTCTCGTCTGGCCCAGTCCGTCTCGTCTCTTCGCCGGAAAGGAGCATTGGCGTGATCACGTTCACTTTGAGAAATGCCAATGGCAATGTCAAGCCGAACTTTATCGAATTGAAGCAGAATGCGGACCAGCAGCACCGAGACGCTTTAGAGCAGTTACATCTCAAGAACTTGGGTGCAGCAAAGGGGGAGAAAAATGGGTAGCACAGCGGGTCAAATGGGCAGTGGTAAAGGCGGCTTCTTCCCCAAGAAGTCCGGCTTCTCGTCCGGTTTCGCGAAGAAAAAGACGGGCATTCTGTCCAAAGGCTTCTCGGGCAAGACTTCGAGCGACATGATCAAAGGGCCGCGAGACGCCAAAGGCACTCGTGAGTCCGGCATGAACGGAGGGTACTAAGTGGGCGCGATGGCACCAGGAGCGGCGCTGTACGGAGTCGGTCAAGCTGACGGCAACCCGACTAACGCAGCCTCGGCACCTCTGCCCCCCTTACCGGACATGAACACTGGTGGCGACACCCAGCCGCAGACTGGCAACAAGGACGTTCTGGCCTCTCTGATGTCCGGTGTCGGCCCCGTTAAGAAGCACGCCGATACGATCGTTCAGTCGGCCAAGGAAATTGTGAAGATGGGGGTTATCCCCGGCGCGGAGCAAGTGGCCGCGCAGATTATAAGTTTGGCGACCTCGTTAGTTCCGATGGCCGCCCAGAACCTGCTCAACCCGATGGGTGGGGCAGTGCAAAGTGGGAATAGCAGCGGGATGGGACAGATGTTACCGCCTCCGGGTGGTCCAGCCCCATTGCCACAGTAACGAAGCAAGGAAAGGACGAAATGCCGCACGACGTAAAGGGTAATTTGTTAAAAGTTGGCGACGAAGTGCTTCTTCGTGCAGTAGTTGAGGAAATTAGCACTGGTATAGAATTTTGTAATTGTAAGATCAAAACATTCTATCCGATGTATCCCAGTGACAAGCACGATTCGTTTTCAGCGATTAACACCCGTCAGTTGGAAAAAGTGGAGTGTATTCCAAGTGAGGAAAATAAACCACTTGGTTGGGTTGATACTAAAAACCCTCAGTTTGTGTAAGGAAAGGACGAAGGTAATTTGTGACGATCGACGAAGTGATCTCGACTCTGGAACTTGACACGGAAACCGCGGCAATTCTGCGATCCAAGGCGAAGGCCGAGAAGGCTGCCGCCCTCAAACAACAGAAGGATCTGGACACCATTGAAGCCCAGCGCGCGGCTCTTGAAGCTGAGCTGGTGGCTGACGGCAAAAAGGGTGCTCGCAACTACAAACAGTGGTACGAGGAGAATTTCCCAAAGATTCAGAAGTTGCAGGGTGATTACGCGAAGTATGTCGAGCGGTATGGATCGATCGATACCACCACGACTACCACGACCACGACCCCCACGACCGTCCCTGCTGGCATGACGCCCGAACAAGTGTCCAAGATGATCCAGGATACCTACACGCCGCAGTGGTCGACCCTCCTCAAGGGCAGTGGCAAAATCCTCGAGAAGCACATTCGCGCCGGCCGTAAGAACGAACTTGACTGGGACAAATTGTCCGAATTGGCTGCCACTCACAATGGCGATCTCGTGGCCGCGTACAACGAATGGGACGCGCCCGAAGCCGACAAGGCTCGTAAGGCTGACGAGGAAAAGCGCATTAACGAGGAAGTTGAGAAGCGTGTGAAAAAGCAGCAGACCAACAGTTTCTTCCCGACGACCGAACAGGCTCCGACGGGAGTGTCGCCGCTGTCGAAAGACCGCGGTGGCGAGCCGAAGTACGACCGTAATAAGGTCATCGAGTCCGCGATTTCGGGCTTGTATGAACCGAGCACAGTTCACTAGGAGGATTCGATGCCTGATACCTTAACGCAAATCGAGGTAACGACCCGCCGTTACATTGACGAACAGCCCAAGTTGCGGGACTTGGTGTTCAACAAGGACCCCTTCATGTCCTTCTTGGACGAGAACTGCCTCGATGAAGTGGAGGGCGGCTCGACCTGGAATGACAATATCGAGTATGACGTGCAGGATGGCGGATCCTACAGCAAGGGACAGGACCTGCCTGCTGACCAACGTCAGATCGAGCAGCAACTCCGCTTCGATCCCAAGTACCAAACCGTGATGATCCCCTTTTATAAGGAAGACATCAAGGTTCTGAATAACGGACCGTTGGCGGTTGTGAAGCTGGTCGAGGAGCGTGTCGACAGCGCGTATATGCAACTCGGCGCGCAGACAGCACTGCAACTGTACTTCCAGGGCCAGTCCGGCAACTACATCAAGTTGATCAACGGATTGCTCGAGGCACTGAGCGATGGCACCACGAACGGCTGGGATGGTAATACCTACGCTGTCTACGGCACCCTCACCCGCTCGTTGTACGGCGGCCGTATGCTCGCACCCGCGCCGACCACGTTCACCAATTCCACGTTCTCCCTGCCCCAGCTTGAAACGATGTATCAGTCGGTCAACTTTGGCAGCGGCGAGTATGAGCCGAACATCATCCTGACCACGGCGGTCGGGTACGGCATCATCCGCAACAACTTTCAGACCCAGCAACGGTTCCAGAATGTGACCGTGGCAAAGGGTGGATTCCGCGGCCTCGAGTACAACGGTGCCGTCGTGTTGGCTTCCCGCTATGCCCCCGGCTCCTACCTGACCAAGTCGAACGGCACGAACGATCGTGTGGCCGTTCGGTACCTGACCTACACCACGAACGGTGCGGTCACGGCCTACCCCACCGGCTCTCTCGGAACTGGCGAGTCGATCTGGCTCATCAATGCGCGCAAGCCGATGATCAAGTACCGCATCAGCAAGCAGGCACCGTTCAATGGTTCGCTCGACGACGATGGATTCATCCCGTCGGCCGGTAACACCAAGATCGTGGGCAAGGTCCTGCTCGCCCACAACATGACCGTACTTCCCGGCTACCACTGCTACGGGTTCGGGTTCACGCAGTAACGCACGAAAGGAAAATGAGGAGGAACTAATGTCTGCAATCCAAGTCTACAAGCGAATCGCGAATCCCTTCATGCCGCAAGGCACGAGCGCGAAAACAAACTCCGCTACTCCTTTCTATGCTCCTGGCGAGATCGGCTGTGGCTTTTTCGATCCGATGACCGGTTTCTCGTGCGCTCGAGTCCGACTGGATTCCGGTGCTACATCGGCCACCGCGGTCGGCGCGGTGAAGGCTGGGCAACTAGCTTTCTGGAAAGACCGCTCGAACAATCTCGTCACAAACGATCAGGCGCAGACTGACATCGCCATCGCTCTTGGGGCCGCTGCCCCAGCCAACGCTTGGCTGAACCGTGTAGCCGGTGTATTCCAGTTGGCCGTTTCCACGGCTGCTGGTACCAACGACTCAACCGGTAACCCGGTCACGTATGTCTGCGATATCGTGATCGAAGGTCCGAACGTCAACGTCTTCACTAAGGCGAGTGGCGCGACGGCCGGTTGCCAAGCGGTTTGCGATACTACGGCCAGCACGGCTCAGGCTATCGCGCTGACCAACACTAACACGGCTCCGACGTCCCAAGTTCTCGGTGTGTTCCGGTCGTCCACGATCACGAACAACTTGGCTCCTATGGACGTACAGATCGGATTCTTGGTGTAAGGAGGAAACATGGCAGTTAACACCACAGCACCACAAGAACGATTTGTCTTCGGCCAGTTGGTCGGGCGTTTTTACCCCAGCCTGACTGTTGCAAATGGCGACACTCTGGCTGTACCGCTGATCCGGATTGTGGATATCTCCGCTCAACCAACAACGGCTGTTTCTGTTGGCACGACCATCGTGCAGAGCGCAACCGGCGCCACGATCACATTTGTTACTGGCGGCTCAGTGACTTTGAACCTCTGGGTGGTTGGCCGCGAGGGCTAAACACGGATATTGTCCAATTGTCGCACTCCCAACCGGCCCCAAGGATTACCGTCCGAGGGGCCGTTTTACTAGGTAAACTGGTGGCTGTATGGCGAAATCGTCCGCATCGAGGATCCACGAGGTGAAAGTAAGCAGTTCCGGCACAGGTGAACGGTTCCGCGGATCGAGCGATATCCCATTGGCGCCGGAAGGAGTCGCCAAGGCCCGCGCGCTCGCTAAGGAGATCGCCAAAAAGGGTGGGTTGGATTACATCTACGCCTCCAAAATGAAGCGAACCGCGCGCACGGCTGAGATTCTATCCAATGCAACCGGTGCGAAGATCGTCTGGACCGAGGAGTTCGTGGATTGGGCGCTGGGCGGCCTCGAGGGGAAGCCTGTAAACGACGAAACGATCGCTATTCAGAACGAATTTCTGCTCGATAAGCCTGACACGAAGGTCCTTGGCCGCGGCCCACTGAGTACACGAGACGGCGAGAGCTTCAATGCCTTCCGAAAGCGCGGTACCAAGTACACTATGGACGACGTCATACCCCGCGCAGAGAAGGAACCAGACGTTCGGCGTGCTTATATCGTGAATTTCCGATTTATCAAGCTCGTGAAGGCTTGGATCAAGGCTGGCGCGGACAAAGATGGGTCGATCGACACGGACGAGATGGTGAAATACCTCAAAAACAACGATTCGCCGCCTGGATCGATCGCAAAGTTGGTCGTGGGCGAGGGTGACAAGCCAAAACTGCAAGAAATCGACATTTTTGACGTTCCAAAGCTCGATGGCAACGTCTTTTTGATCCGGCACTCGACAACGGCGTGGAATAAGCCTGAGAACGACACAAAGGACGACGATGAGTAAGAGTTCGGCCAGTCGGCTCACGCAAATACGACCTTCGCGTGCTTCAGGTACGGGACAGGACCCTCGGAAACTGCCTAAAACGTCCGTGCTTTATGCCCACTACAGTGGAGAGGGGTATGATTGCGACGATTGTGCGTTTTGGCTGACAGACAACCGATGTATCATCCACAGATCCGATTTAACGGTCAATGACGAGGACAAATGTGGCTTCATGATCCAGGGGAAGCCAGATACGTTCTGGGGCAAGCCGCACCTGAACCTAGATCCGAAACAGACGGGATTTGTGCGGAATTGGGGCGGTAAAGGGTGTCGCGTCTGCACCTACTACAATGTAAGTAGAGACTGTGATAAAGTGGACAAAAACTCGGCTGGAGACGACCCCGGCGAGATCAATCCCGATGCTTGCTGTGCGTTGCAGAAGAAGGTGAAGTGATGCAAGAGAAGATCATAAAACGGTTCGGGCTTGATCCTAAAACACTGGATTACTCTCGTCCCGGCAGTACTGTGAAAACAGTCGGATACTCTCCCAGTAAACAGAAGTGGTATGGGTGGAGCCACCGTGCTATCTCTGGGTTTGGGTCTAAACAGAAGGCGCAGTCATTTGCACGATCGGTGTCATAATGGATGATTTCAACACACTCTCGCAACGCCTTCTGAGCCGCTGCCCCTCTGCTGGCAAGATTCTGTCCGAGCAGTTGATCAACGATGCGTGGAAGCAACTACAAGCTCGCCGTGAGTGGTCCTGGCGCCGCGGTCACAATATATTCCAGCCGCCGCCGCTGGTTACCGCTGGCACTGTCACAACGAACAAGGGTACCGGCAACCCAAACCTTATTACCGGCGTCGGCACCAACTTCACCCAATCGATGGTCGGTCAGCAGATCCGAATCAACGGTCTGAACTTCCCCTATTACGACATCACGGCCGTTTTGTCGACCACGTCCCTGCTCATCGGCTCGCCCGGTTGGACCGCGCCCGACCTCACAAACGCGGCGTATACGATCCTTCAGATCTACTACCCCGTCCCGGCCGACTTCGGCTACTTCTACACGATCATCTCAGTCAAGGATGCGTACCGGCTATGGGACACGGTGACCGAGTCCGACCTTATGCTGCTAGACCCGCAACGCGCGCAGACCGGCCAAACGTACGGATGTGCCTTCTATGACTATCAACCGATATTTCAGGGAATCGTCAACCCGACAGTTCAGGTATCAGGAACTGGGGCCGTACCTGTGTCGGGGGCGGTTGCGGCCGGCTACTCGGGTCCGGTACCGTACACATACGTCATCACGATCTCAACCGGCGGTCTACCCGGCGGAGCGCTCCAATTTACGTGGATTCGATCAGGACAGTCAACGTCTACTGGGCCGATAGCCGTACCGGACAATAATCCGATCACTCTGGCGGACGGGTTGGGCGTTACCGTGTCCTTCCCGGTGGGCACGTACAACCTCAATGACACGTTCGTGATCAACGCCAACCCTGCGACGGCTGGCGGCAATAGCGGCCAGATGCGGTATGAGTTGTGGCCCTCTCCATCGCTGAACACACCGACCTCGCCGGTATACCAATATCCATTCATCTACATCAAGCGAGAGTACGATCTGACGATCTCGAATCCGACACTGCCGCCGCTGATGGCTAACCGCGGGGATCTGGTTCTTGAGATGGCACTTGCTCAGTGCGCACGGTTCCCGGGGCCAGACACAGATCACCCTAACCCCTATTTCAACCTTGCGCTGGCATTACAGCACGAGGCACGGGTGGATCGGATGATGATCGATGCCGAGAGGAATGATGAAGAAGTGGGAGTTAGCCTCGTGACTTATAAGGAATATCCATTTTACCCTGCTCCATGGTTAGACGGCTCTTGGCAGCAATCGCACGCTCCGTTCATCAGAGGATAAACCATGCGGCCATCACAAGCCTGCCTCGATCTTATCAAATCATTCGAGTCTTGCCGCCTCGTGGCGTACCTCGCGCCAGAAAGCAAACCTGGCCGCCCAGTTTGGGCCATTGGCTACGGCCACACTTCACCGTCCGTTAAGGAGGGAGATACATGCACGCAAGCACAGGCCGATTCTTGGTTTATCGAAGATTTAAACTCTGCTGTCGATCGTATCGCCGCCCTGATCACCTACACGCCACTTACACAGGGGCAGTTCGACGCCCTCGTATCCTTCGCGTACAACACGAAATGGGAGGCGTTCAGGACCTCTACCTTGTTGAAAAAGGTGAATGCGGGCGATATGGCTGGCGCGGCCGAGGAGTTTCCCAAGTGGATCGACTCGGCCCACAAGGTAATGAAAGGACTGATCCGGCGCCGCAATGCTGAACGAGAGTTGTTCTTGTCCAAGGAGGTCGCGTGAACGCTGAGTATGTCCACATCGGCCTAATGGTCGGCCAGTACGTCATCATCCCGTTCACTATCTGGGCGGCGCGATCGTACAAACAATCGATCATTGATACGTTGAAGGCGCATGTCGATGCGACGATCAAGACGCATGAAGAGGGCGAAGACGGCAAGTTCACGGAATTGTCAGCGCGCATTGGCAGGATCGAGGAGTTGCTTATTCGGCGAGGGCTGCCGAAGGCGGTGGGCCGGACAGGTCGTGCTGGCGCAAAACGAACCGGCGGAACCAACGTTTAAGCGACCACCAGATCACTTGTCCCGCCACTTGATCGTACATGCCCAACTGATCCACGGGCGTAACTTCCAAGATCCAGACGTCGCAAAAGACGATGTGTAAAGACCTCGGATTATTGGTACTATACCGAACAAATACACAGTGCCGATCAAGGTTTTCTCACGATAAGCTTCGAGCCGTTCGATGCCAATCTCTGGATGAAGTTGTACCAGAAGGTCTTCCAGTATCCACTGGTTTCGGCGATCGGCGGGAGGGAGTCCGCAGCCTCGCTGAAGACCTTGTAGGCGAAGGCTGAGATCATCGACCATTCGGTCGGCGTCAATTGCGGCAGTTGAAACGGCAGATGCATGGTTTAGTGAGTTTAGCCAGTTTAGCAAGTTTAGGCGGGCGGTGCGGCCGGCTTGGGATTCAGGAAACTGTCAGCGATTGGCATCACCACACGGTTCAACAGATCGATGATCGAAGCAGCGTGCTGCTGAGAGTTCGGATTCTTGACGAATAGGGACGCAGCCGAAATACCAACGATAAAAACGTCATGCAAAATCTGGTCGATTTCAGGGGTGCTCATGTCTTCAGTATACGTCAATCACATCCCAAACTGCTAACCTATTGACAGGAACCCGAATCTGCCGTATAAAGGAGGCACACACCCATGAGGGCTTTGAACTGGCAAGAAATTGACCGCTTGCGGGATGGCCTAGTCACACCCAGACTATCCATCAAGCAGCGTGAAGACGACGAGGTGAAATATGTCCATTACGACTTCGACGACCCCAAGCGATTCCCCAAGCAACCCAACCAGATCGAACTCACGCACCTCACGGATTTGCAGTATGGCAGCAAGGGATTTCAGCGTGATCGGTTTCTCGCTTATCGGGACTGGATTCTGTCTTCTCCTAATCGCTTTGTCTTTCTCGGGGGCGACCTCATTGACGCCGCCACCATTCTCTCCGTTGCGTCCCCCTACGACAACACTGAAGAACCCATCGACCAAGTCGACGGAGTTGTCGAACTGCTTGAGCCGCTGGCTGCCAAAGGACGGCTTCTTGGATACGTTGGTGGTAATCACGAGAGACGGACAATTAAGACGTTTGGGGATTGTGGACGGACAATCGCTCGAGAACTCAAGGTGCCGTATTCCCGAGGCGTCCAACTGATCGATATCAAGTTCGGCAAGCATGATCCCCTGAAAGTATCCCTTTGGCACGGAGGTGGATCAGCCCGTACCAAAGGCTCTAAAGCACAGATGATTCATAGGTTCATGAGCCAAGCGGATAGTCAAATATACATGGTTGGGCATCTACACGACTGTATAGTTGTGTATGACTGGAGGCAAAAACGGGTCGGCAACCGTATAAAACTACAGAAAATTGTTGGCGTAATGAGTTCGTCGTTTTTGGGCTACTGGAATCAGTACAGTGAAGTTGCCGCAATGTCGCCCTCTGACACACTCATGGCGCGTATAATCGTTGGGCGAGACGGCTCATGGGAATTGACGCTAAAATAGTATGCCCAAAACTGTAGAACAGAAGGAGTACATGCGGCAATACCGGATCAAAAACGCCGCTAGGATTAAGGAACTGCAAGACAAGTATCGTGCCACGCATCCAGAGTACCGGGACAAAGCCGCCCGTCGAGCACGGGAATGGGGAGCCGAAAACAAAGAGCGACGTAGATTAGTGGCTCGACAGACCAGAGAGCAGAAAATCAAAGAGGATGAGGATCTGTTTTTCTATCTTCGTAGACGGTCGCGACTAAAGCATTTGTATGGCATAACGCCTGAGCAGTATGACGAGATGTTTGACGCACAAAAAGGAGTGTGTGCTATCTGTGAGGCACCTCCGAATAAAAAGCGTCTAAATATAGACCACGACCACAAAACTGGTAAAGTTCGAGGATTGCTTTGTGCTCCGTGCAATCGTTGGATTGGTAGAATGGGCGATGACCCAGAACGCATCTTACAGGCTGTTGCGTATTTAGAGGCCGCCCGTTGAGTGACGTAATCCCCGACGGCGCGATCACAGCTAATGAATATGCCCATCGGTACGGGATCAGTAATACCACGGCCAGAAGCCAATTGGAGAATCTGATTGCCGACGGTAAGATGAAGAAAATACACGTTCATGCGACCTTCTTCGTGCCCACTGGTAAAATAGACTCATGCCCTCCTGCGCAGAATGGGAAGACGAAGAAACCGAAACGGTAATCGACCTATTCTTCCTTTGGGACAACTGCGGGCACGGGCATGCTAAAATCACAACTGAGGTACAACATGGCCGATCGACCGTCTTTCCCGCCCGACAAAGCACCCAGCGACACAATGGCTGGCATCCACTCGCCCGCCGGTTTCAACGGTAAGCCCGGTTCCCCCGGCGACCGCAAGGCCCCGACGAAGCACTATCCGTCCACTACTGCGATGGTGCCGAAGCGCGCTAATGTGATCGACGGCCCCGGCAAGGGTTGTGGCATCACTGGCGAGAACGGCAAGAAAAGTTCTGGGTATCAGAAGCCCGGTGGCGGCCAATAAAATAGGCCATCTCTAACAGCACGATATAATTGAGTCGTGCCCGGTCCTCCGCCCTACACTCAGTACACTCTCACAGCTCTGACCACAGAGATCAGCAACCTCCTTGCCGATCCGACGCAGAAGTACTGGACTGTACCGGAGATCCAGTACGCCATCCAGGAGGGCATGTATGTCTGGGGTGCGTTGACATCGTACTGGCGTGACAGTTCCCCGTTCAATCTCACTCCGAACGAGGGGATCTACGACCTGTCAGTCAAACTACCGGCCTTGCGCACAAGATCTTGGACGCTGGGCCAGATGGTCGCCGACATCCAGTACTCTATCCTCGAGGCGCCAAACGGCATTTTGGGCACTGGGATGTCCGGACAAACGACCGTGACGGCGATCCTGAATGCGATCAATCGAGCGAGAAACCGGTTCATTCTCGACTCTGTGCTGCCGTTCACAGTTACTTCAATGCCGGTTCTTTTGCCGCCATCTACTGGCGTCGTAACTTTCGCAAACAACATAGGTTACCTGCATCGGGCGGCGTGGAAAGATGGGCCTAGCGGTACGTGGACAAACCTGTGGCGGCAAGACAATTATTCGGCCGACGCTGGCCTGTACCAATGGGGCACGACCACAGGCACGCCGCGGATCTTCAGTGAGTCCAATCTGACGCCGCTGGAGTTGCAGCTCATCCCACCGCCAGCCGCTGCTGGAATCCTGCAAACGATCAGCGTCATGTCCACGATGCTTGACCTCACAAAGTCCGGCACAACGTTCAACATACCGGACGAATGGATCCACGCGATCAAGTGGGGCGCGCTGTCGGAGTTGCTATCGGTCGACTCACTGATCGCCGATCCGGCTCGTGCTCAATACGCGAACACGAGATACCAGCAGGCCGTGGACTTCGCCAAGAACTCGAAGTCGATTATTCGATTACGGTTTGGCAACACCCCACTGATGATCGATACGTTCCAGAGCATCGACGCTGGAGTACCGATGTGGCGCAACCAACAGGGAACTCCACAGATGGCGGGCATCATGTACGATCTAGTGGCCATCGTGCCGGGATCGCCGCAGGTTGCGTATACCGTGACTGCCGACGTCGTCCAATCAGCCCCTATCCCGTTGATCGGCACGGACGACATAGATCTCGGCCCAGAGGACATCGGCCACCTGATTGATTACGTAGTCCACATCCTCACATTCAAGTGCGGCGGTAAAGAGTTCGCGTCCACGTATAGCCGTTACAACGATTTCATGGACGCCGTCTCGTTCCGCGGCCAGATCAACAAAGCGCGGATTCAGTACCTCAAGCCGACGATGGAACAGCCGTCGATGGAAGAGGGAGAACGGCCAGATGTCTATCAGTTGCAGTCAACTAAGAAGGGAGGCGGCAAATGACGATTCTAGTGGATTGTTACTATTGCGGCTGTCCAGTTCACTTCGATCCTAGTGGGAAGTTGGCGGCGCTGGGGATCACTGTCGCGACTTGTGAAGAGCATAACCTCGCGGTGATTTGCAGCCTCTGCACAGATATGATGGAAGTAGAGGGAGTGGAAGTCGAGATTGTGGACGAGAATGAACTGAAGAAAAGGATCGAGAAGGAAGCTGCGTAATGCCGGATATCGCGAAACAGACACTGCGGATGGATTGCGCGGGCGTGGATTTGCGTGCGCCGCTCGATGCCATGCCTCCCGGCCACTTCCCCTACCTGGATAACGTTCGTGTGGTCGAGGAGGGAAGGCTCGAGGCACGGCCGGGATACACCACATTCAATACCGTCGCGCTCTCCACCAAGGCTCTACATTCGATCCGCCGTCTGAACGACGCCGCAATGTTCTTTGCTGCGGCGGGGTATATCTACGTTGTGGGGAATGGCACAACGCTGTGGGCTGGAACCGAGAATGCACTAGCACAGATTGACACTGGCTACTCCGGTAACCCACTGTCCATAATCAACTTCCGGCCAGAGAACTCGCCGTCCTCCTTTGCGTATGTGTACGACGCCAACAAGATGACCAAGGTGCGGCCGGACGGCACACTGCGGCCCATTGGCGTGGTCCCACCGCTCAACCCGGCACTGACTGAAGCTGACTATGGGCCACCGGCAATGGCAGTGCTCGACGAAGGACAATCAATAACCGGGTGGACAATTGGCGCCGGCTCCTCTTTCTCGGTCATCAATCTGGTCGATCGACAGGGATCTGGCGGCGGAAATGACGGCACGATCGGGTCGATCACGTATAACAGTGGGTCAACTGGTTGGTGCTGCATCGTACCGAGCAGCCCGGTGAGCCCGAACTGGGCGGGTAGTCGGATGCGCGTGCTACTCAACAGCGGCGGTGGCAATCAAGAGACGGTGCTCGTGCGAGAGATCCACCCGGCGATCGTGAGTACGACCGTGCAAGCAGTGCAGTATGACAGCGGTAATTCGGGTGTATGTTCATTGGTTCTAGTCAACTCGCCGACCGGTCTGACGCGCAATTCGATGGTGACAATCGCGGGCAACCTGTACCGCGTGCTGGCCGTGATCCCGTCGCCGGACGGCACTACGTACTCAGTGCGATTGAACAGTGGCGCCCACACAATCGCGGCGGCTGATGCCGTGGTGGGCAAGATCTCTTGGTATACGTACACCATCCAGACTCACGCGGCGGCCGAGACGTTGACTGCTCAATGCGTATATGCGCGCGGCACCAGTTTCGGTGGTGCGAGCGCAGTATCAAACATCGCACGGCTGGTTGCGGTGGACGCCTCAAAAGCGAACAATCGTGCGGTCGATCTAGCGAACGATTACATGCACATTTCGTTCTGGGCCACGGTGGGGGCTGGGGTCAAGCAGGTCCGACTGTACCTGGATGTGGACGCCGGGACGTCGTCTCTGGCCAACGCCTTCACTAATAACTACTTCATCTTCACTCTGACGCCCGCACAGTTGTTCGGTGCGAATGCCGCGCCCACAGGTGGGTCATGGAACGAACTGTTGATTCCACTGTCGTCAGGGGTGAGGGTGGGCAGTGATCCCACGCGCAACCTATCGAACGTCCAGGCGTTGAAGATCGAGGTCACACAGACACAAGCGGGCGATATCGCGTTCGATTGGTGGTACTTGTTCGGCACGTACGGGCCTGTCATCCAGCCCAATTCTCCTGTAGGATACCTGTATGAGACTCGTTACCGCGATTCTACGACTGGTGCCGCTTCAGTTCCTGGCCCTCCTACTCGATACAGTCTTAACCCTTTACGGGAAGAGGTACTTGTCACTCCACAAACAACCGCAGCGCCAAGTGTTGATTCGGACGATGTATATAGACAAGGAGGAACACTTTCAAATTTTACATTTGACGGAACAGTTGCAAATAATAACGGATCCCCCAACACGTTCCATGACGATTTCAGTGACAATTCGATAGGGGCCAATCCAGCCGCCGATCTTACCCTCATACAGCCTTGGTCCGTTGTCGACAACGTCTGGACCGGCACCATCAACGTCGTCGGAACCTCAGTAACCTGGGTCAGCGGCACGCAGTTCAATCCAGCGTGCGTGGCTGGCACTGTGATCATAATCAATGGCGTTGCCTATCAGATGTACGGCAGCCCGATCTCTTCGACCTTCCTTGAGATCACCTCGTCAGGCGGTGTGCAGACTGGAGTCACATTCACTGTGGCCAACCCAATTCTCACCGGACAAGCGTTGCCATTTGCGTTCGGGCCACTCGAGGGTCCGTTCGCACCAGTCGTGTTCGCACTAGGCGACCCAAAGAATCCCGGCACGCTCTACTTCACGAACGCAGCCAACTTGGACGGTGCCAGTGACCTGAACACACTGGAGGTCGCACCACCGAGCGAACCGCTGATCTCTGGAGCGGTGTGGAACGGACTAGTGTTCGTGGGATCGAGAGATAACGTGTACCTAATACGGTACACATACTTGTTGAGTCCTGGCAGCAGCGGCCCTGGAACGTTCCAGGTGAACCGGCTTCCATCGCCTTCCGGTATCTGGTCGCGATGGGCTTGCGTGCGTGGCCAAGACGGAGTGTACTTCCTTGGGCGAGACGGGATCTACCGCGCGACTGAACAAGGAGTCGTGAGTGTGACCGATCCATCGCTGTACCCGCTATTCCCGCATGACGGTGGTAGTTTGCCATCTGGATTCAAAGTGAACGGAGTGCCCGCGCCAGATATGACGGCGCTATCATCGTTGAGGCTGACCGCCGCTGACAATGATATCTACTTTGACTACACGCCGATCTAGGTACGACTATGCCATTTAATCCACCAAAGCAGATCGCTAAGGGGTTTGGGACTCCGTCGTGGACATTGCCATTCTCATCCAACGTAACTTCAGGCAATATCATAATCGTGTTCGGCACTCTTACTGGGGCCGGGGCTGGATCGGCCAACCCTACTGACAATCTGGGTAACACATACATACGAGCAGTAGCACAAACCGACGTTGCTGGAGCTGGACTAAACGTATGGTATTGCTTCTCGATCGCAGGTGGGGCTTGCACACTTACTTTTCCTTCAAATAGCGCCAGTGTTGTGATCATGGCCGAGTACAACATGACGTCCGGCAGTTTGGACGTGGCCAACTCATCTACCAATGCCACTATTCCGTTCAGCATCACGACTACGCATGCGACAGAACTTCTTGTTGCGGTGTGCATCAACGGGTTACAGCCGACTACATGGGGTGTCAGCGGCAGCTTCGTAATCGAGACACAAGAGGATGCGTCTAATCCGCAGCCGGTCAGTCTCGTGTTGTGCGACCAGACGGTTAACTCGACTGGCACATACAGTGTGTCTTTCACTGAGGCGCCGTCTTTTTCAGCGGACGGAGCGATTCTCGGTTTCTTCGGCACGGCGATGACCGTGAATTGCAATAATCCGCCAGTTGGAACTGTGGGCGTTCCGTACACCACAACATTCACGGCTTCGGGCGGGACGGCTCCTTACACCTTCACCATCTCTGCTGGATCATTGCCGCCTGGTATCACGCTGGCAAGTAACGGTGTCGCATCAGGAGTGCCGACGGCCTCTGGGTTGTACAGCTTCACAGTGCAGGCTACGGATGCTACGTCGGCTACTGGGACTGCTGTATGCACGATCAACATCCTAGCCCCGACTACACTTCGGTTCGAGATCCCTAAGAAACGGTGGTTCCCGCATGCGTACGCCGACACGATTGTCACGCATTACTTGGATGAGACGTTCTTGGGTAACGTGAACAAGGAGCAGTTGTTGCTGCTCTCGGCCGCAAAGGGATTTATATATACCAGTGGAGGGGATACGGACAACGGATCCGTGATTCCGAGCACGGTTATCACACCGTCGATGGATGGTGGTGACCCAAGGATACAGAAACTATATGTCGACATCATGACTGATCTGGATGGCACCGGCACGGTTAAAGCGACCGCTCAGTTCAATAATCAGACGACAACTGGCGCGACTGTGTCTTACACACCTATTGGAACCAGAATCCAGCAGTTGCAGAATATATCGTCTCTGTCGTCATTGAACCTATACCGTAATCTGTCCGTCGCGTACACTTGGACTGGTGGTCCCGACGGCCCCCGCCTGTACATCTGTGAGCCGGCTGGGTATGCACAACCGTACATCTCAACGTTCATCGTGACACAGTTCATCAACCTAGCCTTCCCTGGTTGGAAGCACCATCGCCAGCTCTACGCTGGTTACATCAGTAACAGCAACGTCCTCTTTACGATCAAGACACAGGACGGACGGACGTATGGACCATATACGCTGCCGTCGACCGGCGGCCAGTTCCAGATCATCACGGCAAAGTTGGACCAGAACATTAAGGATCTAGCGTTCGCGTATCAGTTGGATGGACAAGGGCAGAACTTCGTCTTATTCCCCGAGGCGTTCACGATCGAAACGAAAGAGTGGACAGAGCCGAGTTACATCCCGCTCGCCATCTTCAAGACGTGAGGTAGACCATGCCTGGAGCGCCGCCACTTAATCCGATCACACAACAGGTCTTCCAGACGTTCTCTCGCCTGTCCGTGCCGCCCGAGCACGAGACGATGCAGGGCGTGATCTCGGACATCTATAACAAAATACAAGCCGTGCAGGCCGGGTCGCAGACGGTGCAGGCGCAGATACCCACCACGGCGGCCATCACACAAATTGCACAATCAGTCGCCATTCCGGCATCGGCAGCGGTGTTACCTACGGCTCTGAATGCGATCGTGCCTATCGTCCTTGCCCAACCGAACTCGACCTCACCTCTCCGCGATCAGAATGGCAACGTCGTGACTGCGGTGGACGGTGCAGTCGTCGCTTGGAATATCGGTGGAGCGGATGCCGGTGTGTTCTACCAATTCACCAGAGCGTCGGCCGTTTGGTCGTACGTAAGTGGGTACGTGGCAAGACAGCAGAATCAGTTGGCGACGTTGGCAGGACTGTTGGGGCCGTCGGACACTGGGCTGTTGGTCGATGTGACTGATTACGCCCACATCCTCAAATGGACCGGGACGGCCTGGACATATGCCGATCCATCCGATCCCGCCGGTCGTATCGAGATGTTCCTAGTCGATCCCAACCCTGTGACTGGATGGCACTTGTGCGACGGAACAGCCAATGTCCCGTACCTGAAGTTTGACGGCACAACACCCACACAGACACTACCAGACCTGATCAGCACGACGGCCAAGGCAGCGTATGCCAAGTTGGGTTCTCCAGTGTCTGGATCGCCGGTCGCAGCCACGGCGCCCACATTCACTGGGAATGCGCAGACATTCACTACCACGCCCGCCGCGGCGTTCGTGTCTGGGTCGCAAGTCGACGCCTTCACCGCACCGAATCCATACACGCCAACCGGGTCAGTCAGTGCCACGGGAGAACCGAGAAACATTGTACTTAGGCCGTGGTTCCGTACTTGATATACTGGGATTATGGCGAACGAGATTTCGGTCACTTCGGCCCTTACGTATACCAACACGGCGAATGGCATTGCCGCGACCACTCTACAGATCGGTGGGGCGAGCAATAACGCTCTATTCAACATCAGCGGCAAGAACTTCGTCTACGCGACCAAATCGTTCACTACTGGCGCGGGTGGAACTGCGATCCCTCTCGGCGCGGTTGGCACGCTTGGATGGGTAGCCATCAAGAACAACGACGCCGCGAACTACATTCAAGTCTTGACGGCGGTATCTGGCACTGTCTTCCTTCGTATCAACGCTGGAGAGATGGCCAGCTTCCGGTTCGACCAAGGCGTGACTGCGCCGGCTATCCTCGCCAACACCGCTTCAGTCCTTACCGAATACATGATCCTGGAGAACTGATGGCCAACGAAATTCAAGTGACGTTGGCGTTACAGTACACCAACGCCGCGCAGTCCATCCCGCCCACGTTACTACAGATCGCCGGTACGGCCAACCAGTCTCTCTTCTCGATCAGCGGCAAGAACTTCACGGACGGCACCAAGTCATTCCCGACTTCGGCCGGTGGGACGGCAATTCCGTTAGGTGGCGTTGGCACCCTCGGATGGGCAGTGATCCGCAATCTTGATCCAACGAACTATGTGCAGGTTCTAACCGCGGTATCCGGCACGGTGTTTCTCAGGATCAACGCTGGCGAGGCCGCGCTGTTTCGATTCGACCAAGGTGTCACGGCACCCGCTATCCTCGCCAACACCGCGGCTTGTGTCTGTCAATGGCTTATCCTCGAGAATTGATACAATGGGTGCGTGAGCACTGCCAACAAGCCTATTGAATTCAAACCAGTTGGAGAGGATGAACCAACTCCCGCAACCCCTGCCCTAGACGTCCGACTCCTCACCACAGAGGAAGTCGAAACCCTCCGACCTGAATTCGAGGCACAAAGAGCGGTCTTCCCGAACCCGCAGACTTCGTTTGCCGTGGGTGCTGTGGATGCCGACGGTAAGGTGGTCGCCTTCCTATTCTTCCAGTTGCAAGTTCACGCCGAGCCGATGAAGATCGATCATCCGCACGAAGCGTTGTTCAGTCGATTGGTCGATGTCGGCGAACGGACACTGGTCGAGCGGTGCGGGTCGCAACTGGTATATGCCTTTACGCCGCCGGGTAAGATCACGAGGTTAGCACAGATGGCCGGTATGCAGATTGAGCCGTGGGTTGTCATGAGCAAGATCGTTGGGCCGCCGGGAGAGGAGGTGATCCAATAATGTTCGGACCAAGTAGTGGTGAATCAGCAGCTTCAACGGCACAGCAAGGATTCGGCATTCCAGCTCTGGGACAAGGCACGACCAATCTGCAAACCGGCGCGAACTTCTTTCAGACGTTGCTTGGGGGCAACAAGGCGAACACGGAAGCACTGTTACAGCCAGACATCAACCGGATCAGAGAGAGCACACAGGGCGCATTGCAGGGTGTGTCGACGCTTATGCCGCGCGGTGGAGGTCGGTCAGCCACACTATTCCAACAACCCTTCGCGGCACAGAGTCAGATCGGTAATTTGTTCAGTGGATTGAGATCTGGAGCGGCCGGTGGATTAGCACAGATCGGCGGCCAGCAAGCACAGATCGGGCAGACGTCGGCGCAGAACCTGTTCCAGAACTCGATGCAGCAGCGGCAATACCACGACCAGCAGATGGCCAAATTGGCTCAAGGCATCTTCGGTCTTGCGACGTTGCCATTTGGTGGTGGGTCGGCGACCGGCGGGTTACTCGGTGCCATTCCGGGGATTGGAGGTTAAATGGGCGCGTTCATAACAGGTTTGGGCGAGGGGGCTGCGAACTACGGAACGCAGCAACGTTCGCTCGAGAACCAGAGAACCATCACCGGCATGCAACAGTCCGGTGAGACACAACGGCTAGCGATGACCCATTGGGAAAACCAGCGTCAGGCTCTGGCCGGCGCGATCCAGCAGGCCGCGATGTCCGAACCGGTCGGCAGTCCTTTGCGCCATCAGTACCTCGATGCATGGACCCGTCTACTCGGCGAAAAACCCGGCGCCAAACTGGACGCTTACCACACCGAATTCTCGCAATTACAGAATCATGCTCGAGCGGCCGATCAGGAAGGGCAGATTGCCTCCGCGGCGACCAGAGCCGCCTCCCAACCCATATCCGGCCCTCCCAATCCAGCCTCACCTGGGCAAACTCCCGGTGCGACCCCGACGATCCCGCCGATGCCTGGGCCATCCGGTATGCCGGAACAACGTCTGGGCGGTCCACTAGCCGCGCAACCGCCCACATCGCCTGTCCAACCGATCACACAGACAGGAGGGGCTGGCGGCCAAAATGCCGCGTCTCCCTTTCCGGACACCGCCGTTTCTGCCTCAGCAGTCCCAACAGCCGCACCAACAGGCGCTGGGGCAGTTGCTAATCAAGGCAGTGCAGGGCCTTCCCAATCTGTTCCGTCGATAGACGATCTGTGGAACTCGCCAATGTCGCCGGCTGAGCGGGCTGCGATGGCGCCGATGCATTACGGCCCGCAGTTTGCGGATGCCATCAGCAAGATCCCTGGAATTGACAAGTTCCCGCTGCTAGCCACTGAAGCGAAGTTGCAAGCGTATGGGCTTAAGCCAACGCCGATGGCGGGACTAATCCGGCCGATCAACGTACCGGGATTGATCCCCGCACCGCCCGGAGCAACCAGTGCGCTGGATGGTTCACCTATCAGTACACCGTACGTTCGTGTGCAAAGGAGTTTGATAGATAACACTGAGCAATACTACCCAGAGTATGGTACTACCTCGCCGACAGTAATGCCGGATCCAAACTCCAAGACCGGGTTCTCGCGTGTGGTGTTTGATACGCAAGGGCAAGAGATCAGCCGGGTTACCGGGGCCACGCCGCCGGGACAGTTCGTACCCAAGGTCACCAAGTCGGAGAAGGAAACGGTTGTTGACTTTGGCGATCACAAGGAGATTTGGCCGGTCGGTACAGAGACAGTGACGCAGGGGGTTATTCCAGGGCAGGATCCCAAGGGGAATGCCACACCGGCACCGACGTCCAACCTACCGCACCCGCTCATTCCCGGCCCGTCGGTACCACCCGCCCGCAACATCGGCGAGAAGACACTGACACCGAACCAAGAGATGACCAGTGAGCAAAAGCTGGGACAGTACCAACTGGCCAAAGATCGTGCGCAGATGGTCATTCAGAACGCTCCCATGCTTGCTTCGTTGATCGAATCTGGCAAGCTGGAACTCGAGCTGGACACCGACGGTTTCCTCAAGGCTATTGTGAACCGCTCGATGCCAATGAACGCACGAGAGGCACAATTAGCGTCGGACTTCATCACCTTGTCGGAAGACATCAACGTTCTCCGCGGGCCGCTGGGCGCCACTGGATTTCGTGGTCCTGAAGCGTTTCAGCGATTGCAAGCGCAGAAAGGACAATTGCTCGCCCGGCCGGAGATCACCGTGGGTGTGTTGCAGAATACCATCCAAGCGTTGAACCGACAGATCGGGCCGATTCAGAAACGTGTGGGTGTGTCGCCACCCGCCGCGCAGCCGACGCCTAACGAACAGCCGACACCAGCCGGTCCCGCCATGTCCAAGACCGCACAGGAATACCTGAAAAAGAGAGGTAAACTGTAGCAATGGCCTGGGATCCATTCGACGAGTATTTCAACGATCCCGAGTTCCGCAAGCTCGCTGGACCGGACAAGATCGCTGTGCTCAGTCGAGTCGATCCAGAGTTCGCGCAGTTGCCGATCAAGGAACAGGCCAATGCGGTGCAGGCTTACCTGAACACACCGTCGGCCGGCAAAGGCGTGCTCGAGACTGTGGCCGATGCCCTTGGCGGCACGGCCTTGTCCCTCGTCCACCCCGTCGAAGCCTTCCGCGCAGCCTCCCAAGCACAGGAATTAGAGCGCCAACGAGCGGCCGAAGCATCGCAGTCCGGCCATCCGTTCGAGGCATTTGGACATCGACTGGCCGCTGGTATGCCTGTTTGGATTGGGCCGATGGCAGGGCAAGCAGGCGAGGATATCGGCGAGGGAAGGACAGCGCAGGGGTTGACTGAGGCAGGGATGGCATTGGGACCGTCAGCTCTGGGAGGTGCGGCAAGAGCAATCCCACCCAGCGCCAGATTTTTAAAAGGAGCGGCTAAAGCATCGCCAGCAGCATTTGCAGCAGCATCTAAAACATGGCCCGTATGGTCGACCGAACTGGTGCCTGGAATGCCACACTGGCTAGCACCCGCTGTAACGGCCGCTGCTGGAGCACCTGAGTTGATCCGTGGTGGGTTGGCCGAGATGAGAGGAGAGCAGTACCCTCCAGCGCCGATACCATCGGTAGGAGCACCGCCTGTTAGATTTCCGGAACGACCAGCCCCGGTATCAGCACCGCCGGTTACCTTCCCACCCGCGGCCTCCACACCCACACCCAAGCCTGCGCCGCCGGTTACCTTCCCACCAGTAGGCGAGGAACCTGCGCCGCCACCGACTCGAACGTATCCCGCACCGCCTGTTCGATTTCGCAAGACCGCCAATGCCAAAGAGGAAGCTGGACCGACCGCACCCCCGACCATTCCACCGGTCGTCCAAGTCGTCACACCACCCGAAACCCTTCCGTCTCAAGACTGGCGTTTTGAGGACGCTCGAGATATGGCTCGCTTACTCAATCAACACGGCATTAATCCGGCTGACCTAGAAGCGAATGAATGGACGATCGCCGCGCCAGCTCTCAAGCGTAACTTGGGCGTGCCGAACCCACGCGCACAACAGCTCGTCATGCAGGAGTGGAACAAACTCCAGCCAAGGGGGCAGTAGATGCCCTTCAATCTCTTCGCACCGTCCACTTGGTTGAGCGGATTTGGCTCATCGCCACAACCCACAGGCCTGTTCCAAACTCGCGTGACCCGCACTCCTGGCGGCGTGGCGCCAATGGATCCAGAGAAACGCGCGGTATACAACGACCGGATCGACCCACTGCAAGTCGTCGCCCAATCCAATCTACCGCCCGAACAAAAGGCCGCTCTCATGTCTGCATGGAAGTCACAAGGACCCGGTTTCATTACCGCCCAGCCTGATCAAGTACAGAACTCGCCCGTGATGCGGCACGAACAGATCCACGCTCTACAGCAACAAGCTGGCCTGAACCCGTACGCAAACGAGATCGCCGGTCTAGTGAACCCAGGTCTGGTCGATCAGATCCGCAACACTCCGATCTATCAACAGGAGTTCAAGCAGTACGGCGAGGCGCCCACGATCGCGGACGAGGGGTCGGCGTTTCAGTTGACCATGATGCCGAACGACAGTTCGACGCCAAACTTACAGGACGCCATCATGCGCCACTTGAAGACACAAGTGCAGCAGAAGCAGCTCGCGCGGCTTACTTCACCCCGCGGTTAATCCCAAAAGTAGCCTCGCTAAACAGTTCCTCGTACTCAGGTTCGCCCGGTCGGCATCCGTACGTCTCTAGGAATTGATCTCTATTCCGATCGGCTCCTCGCTTGATACAATTAGCGTCCGCTGGTTCGGCAAACCGCAAAGTGTTTGCACCGTTGCCAATGTGGAGCATCGGAAGATCGATACAGACAGCCCTGATTCCGGCCCAGTGCATTCGCACATGATATTCGGCGTCTTCACAATAAGCAGGGTAATATGATTCATTGAATGGACCTACCTTGTCGTAACAGGACTTGCGGATGAGAAAGCCAGAGAAGTTGGGGTGTGGCCGACCGCATGGTAAAATTTCTTCTGGGAAACCGAATTGCTCCTCGTTATCCACACTCACAGTAGTTACGAACTTATGACCAGTGAATTGAAGAATGCGGTATGTCGGCGGTGACACGATCACGTCGTTGTTCAACACCAAAGCATGCTCACCACCACGCCGCCACACATCCCTCAGAGCGAGGTTCCAGCAGGCTGCAAGAGACTTCTGTTGAGCCAACGCCGTGTAGACCACGTTCTCGAACTTTGCGGCGGTTGCCATACCCCACTGCTGAGTGCCATCTGTGGAGGCATTATCGACGATCGTGATCTCGACTGGGGTGTCTTGTGCGAGCGCGGCTTTGAGGGTTCGGCGGGTCAGGTGGAGGCCGTTGCGGGCGACTATGATGATAGAGTTCATTTGTAGGAGATCCACAGTTGGTGGCTTACGACGAAAATAATTATACCGACGGATAGCCTAAAGTCGTTTATAACCGCCGCAGCAGACAAAGACAACATCAAAGAAAGGATCTTCATTGCCGACGCCCGTTAGAGATAGACGTGATATCACCGAGCGATGGTTGCATGATCGTGTGGCTCATGTCCACTTCTTCGATCAGTGCACCGGCCGAATTGTGGTTCGATTGCCGTTGATCATCATCGGCAAACTTACGTAAAGCGGCAGTGGCATACCTCTCGTCTCGGTAGGTACGGATGATCGCTTCGTTCTTGTCGGCGCCCAGGCTGACGACCGTGTGCTGGCGGGCTGCAATGGTCATGCCATCGGACGCACGATAGAGCATTGCTTGCGACGGACGTTTGTTCCCCTGCCGGTCGACCGACTCTGGGTAGGTTTCGAGAATGTGGGTGTAGGGTTTGCTCATTCTGCCTCAATTTCAAAACGGTCTTGGAATTCCGAGTAAAGTTTTTGTACAGCGGCCATTGCCTGTTCCGCAGTTAGAAAACTTCCTCCGTAAGACCAACTAGCAATTCCGTCTTCTGGTCTTATATCGATACGGTCAATGATCTCTCCGGTTTCAGTTTCGTACAATACTCGACCGCAGTAAATCGTATACCATTTCAATTTGGTTTTTTTCATTTAATCGCCTCGACCCCTAAGATCCAGCGGTCCCTCGCAATGTCTGCGCCTTCGATCATCCGCCAGTTAAATCGATAGTACGATGTCCAGTCGGCGCATGTCAAGAGGAATTGCTTCAGGCTTGCGGCATCGTATCCCCACTCATGCTGATCGTCTTTCGAGTCCATGTATGCTCCGTACACATTAGTCATGTATACCTGTGTGGAGATCCTTCCCTCTTGCCACATCTTAGCCAGTTCCCACATATCAGGTACGCACACGATCAAAGATCCGTACGGCTTGAGAATGCGGTAGCACTCTTGAATCAACGACTTCGCTTCGCCGCAACGAAAATGCTCGCAGATATGATGTAAGACAATGTAGTCAGCCTCATTATCGTGGAACATCGGCATCGAGTCACCACTGGCCACAACGTCGGGAGACCACTTCTCCTGACAGTCGACGTTCAGCCAGACCGTGTTACCGGTCGATTGGAATTTCCTCTGGCCGCTACCTACGTTAATGCCGAGCACGGTTATAAACCTTTTCTAGTTCATCTTGGATCTTGTTGTATTCATACACCACCCGTTTATACCGTTCCCACAGTTCTTCGCTGATCTCCGTTTTATAACCACACGACTCGTAAAAGCCGTAATCAGGCCAACGTTCACAACGCTCAATTTTAATCTTCACTATGCCCCCTTCCACCCCATATCCCCAGTCAACATCCGGTACCAGTTCCCAATCCCCGGTGACCGGCCGTTGAAGTGGTACACACTCGGCGTATTGTGCGTCACGGCGTTCGATCCATCGGGCGATAGTTCGTGTGACGCTGCCGACGCCATAGTCTGGAACACGTTGCAACCCGAGTCGATCGTGGTGATCAGACGGCCCTTGCGGTAGAGATACCACTTCGTCCAACAGAGTTGGTCATCGTTGCCCCAATTGTCGATGTTGTCCGACATGGACAACAAGGCTTCAATCACCGCGCCTCGTTCGCCCATCCAACCGCCCGAGTTGATGTATCGCCATGGAGAGCGCCGATCCACAATAGGATAGTGGGTGGAGAGGTTGACGTCTGGCCAACAATTCTTCTCGGCCGACACGAGGATCAGTGAGCCGACCTGCTGGTATTTCTCGAGGATGGACTTTGATGTACCGTTGATGAACGTGTCCGCGCCATCGGTGAACAGGACGAACGGCTCCTCTCTCGTCTCAAGGAACTTGGCGGCGTCTCGGATCTTGGCGAGTGCGTGGCCGGGATATATGCCGGTGCCGTAAGTGGCCAGCTCGATGTCGTACAGTTCGCACGATCGGCGCAACAAACTGAGGTCGATCCTCGGTGTATCATAATCGCAAGTGAAGATGAGGAGATCGCTCACTGCGGCCTCTCATCTTCCGGCGTGTTAGGCGTGCCGGTATAGCACTGATCCTTCTTACAAAAGCAACACCCCTTGGCCTTACTGCAATAGTGCGAGCACTGCGCCTCACCATTCTGCCGCTTGCATGACCGCATGTTGCACGGCGGCTCGTTCGGATGTTCAGTGTCTTTGCAGGGGGTCGGCTGACCGGCCATGCAGGTCTGCGTAGTCAACCCGCCGATTACCACGCACGCGATCAACAAAAAGACAGATAGACAGATCAACTTAGCCACCAATCACCTCCTTGTACACCCGTTCCAAGCACTCAGCGTGGTACTGCCAAGTCAACGTCCGCGCGAACTCATTAGGTCGCCAGTCCCACGACTGCGCCGTCAACGCCCATCTGATCAACCGTTCGAGCAGCCCCTCGTCCGTTGGATCGAACCGGACTAGGCCGGGATAGTGCTCGCCGCCCCAGTTAGCCGAGGTATCGAGCACGCGACAGCCAGCGCACAAGGCTTCTCCGGTCGTGAGGGACATGCGCTCAGACGTTGAGGCGTTGACGAACACCTTGTGGTCGAAGTATTTCTGGGCCAGTTGTTCGCGGGTTAGGCCAGTCGCTAGCTCGAATGGTACGCCGAGACGTTGGCAGATCGCACTGACCGTCGGCACACCTTTGTCTGTATCGCCGCGGGCAGAGACGCACAGGACACCGTATACTGCGTTTCTGACATACGACAATGGCGCCGCATGAAACATTTCGTCAGTGCCATTAGGGATCACCCGAACGTTCCTACCATGAAGGATCGGCAACAATCCAGACTCTGTGTGGCTAAACGGTAGGATAAACCGCGCGTTCGATAACACGGCTCTAGCATACGACCCACTGAACCCATAGTAGATCGGCGTCACCACGTACGGCAATCCGACTGCGAGCACGGCTTCGTAATTCCCGTTCGACCAATCGAAGTCACAGTGATAGATGTGGGCTAGATCGAAGTTGCCCGTCGCCATCGCCGTTCGATCCCAGCCCGTCTCGACGCACGTATGGCCGCGCTTACGAAGGGCTTCCATTGTGGCGTCGAGCGCGATCAGGTCGCCGCCTGGGTGGACTCGGCCGCGGTTAAGAAAGGCTATGCGCACGTAGGCCTCCATGACTTGACGGCATTGACTACAGATATCTGTTCGATTGAATTCATCCTTGTATAGAATGGCAATCGCAGTAATTGATTCGCCGCACGCACGGTGTTGGGAAAGTCCTTGTCGTCCAATCCAAATCGACGATGAAGTGGTTGGTAGTGGATCACTGCTTGAATACCGCGGTCGGCGAGGTGTTTGATCAGGCTCGTGCGCGCCTCTGGAGTGGGGGCAACCAGGTAATACATATGGAATGACTGTTCGCAGGCAGGTGGTATACACGGGCGCACAAATCCAAAGTTGCTTGCCCACGCTGCTAACTCGACGTCATATCCGTACCACAGCCTAGCCCGCTTATTTTGGATCACATCGGCGCATTCCAGTTGTCCCAACAACATCGCGGCCAACACATCAGACGGTGAGTACGACGATCCATACCCCACCCAAGTGTACTTATCCACGTCTCCACGATTCATCGCCTGCCGGTTCGTTCCCTTGTCGCGGATGATGTACGCACGTTCGATCAAGGACGGGTCGTTGATGATCAGTGCGCCACCCTCACCCATGTTAAAGTTCTTCGTGTTATGGAACGATAGAGCGGCCAGCCGACCGAATGTACCGAGATACTTGCCATTGTACTTGGCGAGGAAGGCGTGGGCACAATCTTCAATTACATTATCGCTATTCAGTGGCGCAGCTACGCCAGCGTAGTGAAGGACCACGTCAGTCTGCACTTCTGCGTTTTGCGTTTGTGAATCCACATCCACGAAGAACGTGTTGTCAGTTATGTTAGCAATTGACGGAAATCCATAAGACGGCAATGTCATTCCAGGCCGGTCATACAGTTTTGCCGCCATCTCCAATGCCGCCGTGCCAGACGTCGTCAACAACACTTTTGGCACACCCAACTCCTGTTCGATCCACCGCTCGCACTCTCGAGTGTACGGCCCGTCGCCACCAGGATCGGACATCGCCTTGGCTGCTAGTTCCCTCGAACGTTCGGGGATCCAAGCGCGGTTGAATGGTATTGAGTACTGTGGTTGTGGTTGTGGTTGTATCACTTCGGCCACTCCCGGCGCTTACGGATGTACTGCAGCGTCTCTTCAGGCTGTGGGTATTCGACCACCGTGCCGTTCAGGATAGCAGGCAAGTGAGCGTGAACCAGATCGACGTAGAGAGGGGTCAAGCGGTTCCACACGCTACGAACAGTCTCACCGGCATGGATAACTTCCCGTCTCTGCCCAATGATCGGGCCGGCGTCCACTGTCTTCTCCATTCGGAACATCGTTACACCAGTTTCTTTAGCGCCCTCTTCAACAGCCCAGACAACGGGTGAGCAGCCGCGGAACTTAGGCAGGAGGGAGTCGTGGAGGCAGTAAGCGCCTAACTTAGCTGCCGCGCAGAATTCCTCGGGGATCCACTGCCGCCAGTTCACAGCAAGCAGGACGTCACACTCAGGAGTGTAAGCAATCGAAGGGAATGTTCGCAAGTTTTTCACGTACGCTGGTTCCCCTTGTTGTTCCAAGGATGTGATAATCGATACATCGTCTCTTTGCTCGTACAGATACTTCATGACCTCGACCGCCCGCTGCGTATTCCCGTACAGGTTAATCCTAGCCATTCGTCACCTGTGTTCGCAGCCGGATCCACTCGTCGAACTCAGCCGCGCCGTACAGTTCGAGCATCCGTTCCCTCTCTCGTGCAGCATGTGGAGCGATTATATCCTGCATTTTGTTGACGGTCAACATGTTTTTGTGCTCGACGACTGAGAGGCCGGTGCGACCGACGTGGAATCCCAACTTGGTCATTCGTATAGACATGTCTTGGTCGCAGTAGCGCCACGGGAAGTTGACCTCGTCCCACCCACCCATCGACTCCCACAGACTGCGCTCCGTTAGGAAGCACGCGCCCCAATGAGCGTTCGGTGTCCAGTCCGGTCGACCGGCCGTTTCCTCGGGCGCGACGATACCCGAGCCGTGCTTCTGGTATGCGGTCAGCAGGCCCTCCAACCACCCCGGCGTCACGTATACGTCGTTGGACATGAAGACGGCGTATCGGGTGCGCGCTAGGGCGACTCCCATGTTGAACGGACGAGCGGCGCCGAGTGGATTGGCAGTGCGAATGTACGTAACATCATCTCGTAAATCAAAATCTTGAATCCCAACCGCAAGTGATCCATTCTCGATTAAGACAAGGTCGTATAGATTACGTGGAGTATTGTCTGCCAATTGATTTGCGCACTTAGATGTAGAATCTATAAGCTCCTGGTCAATCAAGCACACCGGCAGTACAATCGTCACATCCTTCACGGTTTCCTCCGAATCGCTAGTGTATTATACACTCCCAGATCCTCCCAGCCCTTGGTGTACTCATCCAGCACAGTCACGATATCTGGATAGGCTGGATTGCCGTAGTCATGTGCGCACACGACACCACCCGAACGGAGCATTGGCAGGTATAGCAAACAGTCGTTCGTAATGCCCGCGTGAGTATGGTCGCCGTCGATGTGTAGCAAACTAATAGGACCGCACACGTACTGGACCGCCATTGCCGACCTCATTTTATACACGCGCCAATTCCAGTAATACTGGAATTTGTCTTCGATATTTCGTTTGAATGCTGGGATTGCACCGCCTTCCATCCACACGAACGGATCAATCAACGTAACATGAGATCCTTGATTAACCGCGCACTGAAGTAAAATCGACGACGACTTACCAGCCCAACATCCGATCTCAACTTTATCTCCACAATTGGAGTTAGCCTGTTCGAATAGCGCCCGAGATTCCTCCTCGCCGAACCACCCATCGATCGTACTAGTGTACTTCCACATGTCCTCAAAGGTCAGCCGTCCGCTCATAAGTACAACACTCCTGGTACTCGTTCAATCAGTTCGTGGCCAGAGATCAGTTCGCCCTTGCTGTTGGTTATGCCGCAGTGGGCCATGATAGGCGGCGTCACATAACCCACCACACCATCACCACACTTCACGACCTCTCGGCAGAACGCAAAGTCTTCTGACTGACCAATCCCTCCAGCGTCGGTCACGTAAGGCCCAAACAACTCCCAACACTTCCACGTCATGAAATGGCAGTAACCGGCGACGGCGTCGGTCCATTCAAATTGTGAATGTGTACCTCCCGTCGTAACACCATTCGGCTTATGGTACGGATGACGGACGCCACCAACCACAGTCGGGCAATTGGGATCCCGCACGGCCCATTGCATCGGCTCCAACCACCCCGGAAACACGCACACATCATTGTCCAACACACACAGCCACTCGCCGCGGCCGAACATCATCTCGCTATGTCGCACGCCCAGATTCTTGAGTGCGCCCAAGCAATGCCGGCTGCCTATCACACGAACGACCGTTGTGTTCTTCGGATTGTAGAGAGCTTGGTTGTCGAGGAAGTTGCGGACGCGGAAGTCAGTCGATTCGTCATCAACGAGTGTGAGGGTGTAGGCGGCCGGGTCGGTGTTGCGGCGGATCGACTCGAGGCACTGGACAGTGAGCCGGTACCTGTCGTGGCAGAGGATGACGATGTTGGTCATTGGTTCACCTTGATAGGCAAGACATCTGTATAATTCTCATACAAAAAGCGATGCGGCAGTTGATGATCCTTCTCTAATGTGTGCCCTTGGAGCCACTTGGCCTGCCGATAAGTCGGCTTAGTAGAGGATCCACCACCATGATGTGTACACGACACACCAGACATCCACACTTCCTTGCCAAATCGAGCCGATTCGCACGCGACCCACAGGTCCAAACAATGATGAGTGAGGCGATTAACTGGCCACCCACCACAACGACGAATAAAATCAGTACGTACTGCCATAAAGAATGCATCAACAACTGCGACACGCCTGTCTCCCTTCTCCAACTCGCCGTGCGTTTGCCAGTCCGTCTGGTTGCTCACATATCCCTGCCGAGCAAGGTTACGGAGTTGATACCGAGTCTTGTAGAGATCGTCACTTCCAAGTTGGACGGCACCGCCTAGCCCGACACACACACATTCGGGATTGTTGAACAAGTGCGTGACGCGGTCAATCCATAATGGGTCGTGGATCGTGACATCGTCGTGGATGTAAATTACAACTTCCGATTCCGATTCAACTGCGGTTCTAAATAAATCTTCATATGCAAGGCAAGGTTGGTACTTGTTATCCCGGTTGTCAAACGAATTGTCCAGTTCGATCAACGGGTTCGCATCCGGCGCCCACGATTGTTGCGGCCCAGGCCCACCGCACAACACACTGACAACCTCAACTGTCACTCAACCTCCAGTTCGGACGCATGTTCTTTCGACCAAGTGATCAGACTGTAACGCGAGCCGACGTCATATCCTTGCGCCGTTAGCTTGGCCCGCACTCTGGACAACTGCACCTTCATCGTGCCCACCGCGATTCCGATCATGGCCGCGACCTGCTTGTCTGTGCCCGCCGTCTTGGCGAATGCAATGACAATAGACCGTTCGCGCGGCGTCAAGTGGTACACGGAACTTCTCGTCGGCTCAACCATTCAATCCTCCCAGCCCTTCCTGAAACCACTTCTTCCAAGTCACCGACAACTTCGGCCAATCAAGATGCGCCACACTATCCCGCAGCTCCGCCCGTTTGAACTCTGGATCCTCGTCCACAATCCTGATCGCCTGAGCGGCCGATTGTGCGAACGCATAGCCGGACACAAGAGCACGGCGTAGGTTGTACGGTGTATCGACGTGAGTACCGATCGGCCTCACCCTGTACTCTTCAGGGACGAGTTCTGGGCCGGCGGCGTGGTCGGTAACGATACACGGAACACCACAAGCCAACGATTCCACAATGGGAAAGCCAAAACCCTCGCCTCTTGATGGAAGGATTGTGCAGTCGCAGCCCGAATACCTAAGCGCCATTTGCGCATCTGAAAGTAGTACTGTGACGTGCATGTCGTCCCGTCCAAGGCCATAATCCGCGGCAAGACCGGGAAAAGACCAGTAGCGTTCGGGTACATCAGTATGAAACCAAGCGTGGAACCGGTTGCCATAGTGCTCCTTCATCGCCGCCGCACACTCGAACGCCGCGCCCCAGTCCTTTCTGAACTGGTTCGTCATCACGCAGCCGAGGACGACCTTCCCTTCCCATCCAAGCTTGGCCTTTGCGCCATCGTCTCGTTTGAACTTGTCGAGCCATATTCCGTGTGGCATCCAGTCCGCGTCAGGTCGGCCAGATCGCTGAAGTACGTCACATCCCCATCTTGATGAAGCAGCAATTCGATCAAAACCTGCCGCAGCAGCCGCAGCAAGCGCCGGGAGTGTTGCTCCATTTGGGCCCGCGGCGTCCACAGGCGTATACGCCCACTTTTGGAAATTGCGACCTTCACCGAGGAACCTTTCGAGGTTGGGTCCCGTACCTCGAGGCTGACTAAACCAGAGGAGCCGGGTGAGGTCCCAGTTCGAGAAGATGATGCCGTCCTTACCGCCGCTAAAGTCGTTCCAGACATGTTCGATATATTCCTCTCCCCACTGAGCGGACTCAGGGTAGTTGTACTGCATCCAAGACCATGTGCGGCGATTAATGCCGCCGCGGCCGAGATAACCGACTCGAAACTCAGGCATTGAGACGAGCAAGTCAGCTAGATCGCGACCGACTCGGCTCAACCCGCCTTGAACAGACGGGCAATCAGACAGAATTAGAATCGGGATGGGCTTACGCCTATCAAGTTTGATCATGTTAGTTGTTTTTGTGGTCGCCGCCCTCGTTAGTCGAGGATAGCGACAGTCGATGAAAACAGCCAAACCAGAAATTCAAATAGTTCAAGCATGTGATTGTGTCCGTTACCGTTACTTCTTTTTTGCGCTCACTCGACTCGGCAGTCCCTTGCGCGGCGTCGACGCGAAGTCATGCAACTGGCCCTTCGACATCTTGGCCAGACTCTTGTTCTGAGGCTTCAACTTCGACGGGCTGTGTTCGGCGATCGCCATTGCCTGTTGTTGTGCTTTTGAGACTGCTGGCATACCACACAAGCATACTACCGATCGATACCGATTGTCAATACCCTAATCGCCCGTCATCGCTTCAAACTCAACCACGTTAAACGGCTTCCCACGACGTTTGCTCGCGGCGATCTGTGACGGCGTCACCCCATTCTCGACCAGCAGTTCGGCCGAGATAGTTTCCCGCCCATCTTGCTGCCGGATGATCACGACATGTGGGCCGTCGCGCACGCCATACCGGCCTTCTGGGTTGACCAGCCCTTGCTCCTCGATCACAATCTCCGCGATACGTTTCTTGACTTCGTCAAAGCGGGCGATCAAGTTTTTGAGTGAGTGGCCCTCACGAACGAGCGCGCGGAGTTCCGGTTGGCACTGAGTGGGACATTCCGAGACTTCCAAGAAGTTGAAGAGTGTTTCGTCTGATCGTTTGGCCATGGATATGCGAACCTCAATAAAAAAGTGTGGGTGCGGTCGAAGATAATCGCGTCTGAATCACTCTTTCACCCACTTTGTCATCAGTTTGCCGTCCGACTTGATCGGCACCTTACACATCCTAACGCCGGTTTGCCGGTCAGTCAAGACATTTCCCATAACTTCTTCCATGACGGCTTGAACGACCTCGCCTTGGTCTTCCGGTACTTCGTGCAGGAATTCGTCATATACGTGCATCAGCGGATAGACTGGGATCCCGTACTCAGCCAGCACATTGAACCGCTCAGTCATCTCGCCCATCGCTAGTTTGGCCAGATCCGCGTTGAACCCCTGAATGCCGTGATTCGATCCTTGCCTCACACCGGCCTCTTGCACGTACCCAAGGAAGGACTGCGTCTCGGGAATCCGGCGTACACGACCACATCGCGTCCACGCAATCCCATACCGCCTTATACTCTCTTCCTCGGCATTAAGGTACCTTCGCACGCTAGGGTAAATTCCGAACCAGCGTTCGATGAACTGCGCACACCAAGATTCATCCATCCATTCTGGTAACGCCGTGTTGGCAGAAGCGTACGTGACCGCCATGAGGTCGAGAAGCCCGAGTCCAGTGATGAGATAACATACAGCGAAATTGACGTTCTTACAAGGCGCGCGATGAAATAACTTGTCAACATTCGCAGGATCATCAATTCCAAACGCTGCCATCGCTGTCGCAACATGTATATCTCCATCCTCCTGGTAAATCCGAATCATCGTTGGGTCGCCCGAACGATCAGCCAGTAGCCTCAGTTCGATCTGCGCCCAATCCCTCTGCGCGATCACATGCCCTTCCGACGCAATAAAGCCGGCGCGGATCTCTCGACCCAATACAGTTCTCGCCGGTATGTTCGCTAAGTTTGGATTCTTGCTAGCAATACGTCCAGTAGCTGTACGAGTCGTTGTAATCTGAGTATGTACTCGGAGTTCATCGGTGTAGTGATGTCGTCCACAGGCAGGACAATCTCGTCCAGCAGGGTGCCGTCGTGCTCTACGCGGCATACTATCAACATACGTTCCCTTGAGTTTAGCGCACTCGCGGTAGTCGAGAATCAGCCGGACTACCGGGAATTCCCTCTTGAACTGCTCGAGCGTTTTTTTGCCGGTCGAGAGTTTGCCGCCGCGGGTCTTTTTGATGTCAACTGCGGAGTTGGTGTGTATGTCGAGTACGTTATAGAGTAGACGCGAAATTTGTTCGCTCGAATCCACGTTAAAAGATTCTTCAAATGTGCTGGATCCGAGACTGGGTGAGTTATCATCGACATTGCTTTCGTCCTCCTCGTCTTCCGTGCTCAACTCTACGAATTTGTCCAATTTGTCGGCCGGGATCTCGTTCACTATATCCGCGCGCAGGTCGCCCATCCGCTGGCCGAGACGGAAGGACAGGTCGGCGAAGTGGCCGGGATCGATACGCAGGCCATAACGCTGCATCTGGGAGATCATGGGCAGCGGGAGAACGTCCAAACGACGGATATTCTCAGGCGATGGACGGTCGGTGATCTCGATACCGCCGAAAAGTGCCATTACGGTTGTTGCATCCAAAACATGTGGTCAGCCAAGTGCCGCAGCACATCTTCTACGCTGTCACAATGGATCATCGACGGCAAGAAGTAGAACACCGTGTTTTTTTGTTCCTTACCACACAGAATGACTTTCTTTCGAGCGGCGATGGCCATGCCCAACTCCACGTACTTGCCGCGGCCGGGACGATCGCCGAACTGATCGGTGAATAAGACCAGTGCATCTGCCCGCAACACATCTTGCACGTCCTTTTGGGCTTCGTCAATCTGGACTTCTGGGTGGTACGGGTCGATTGCTTGTGATTGATCCAACCACCGCGAAGTTACTTCAATGCCGCATTGGTTAAGCCGTTCCTTAACGCCGTTCAGCCATTCTTTGGCAGCATAGTTATGCGCTAAGTAGACTTTCATTTCGGCTCCTTGTACAAGCCTTCCGGCACTGTTGGGCCGCCATGCTCCAGATACCAGAATTCCATCATTGCGTTGTACGCAATCGCGGCTAGTTGCATCTTCAGGTCGCCGAACTTGTCATGCGGCTTTCGCGCACAGTAATCGGCGATATGCCCGATGATATGGTTGATCGGAGACTTCTCACCTTCGAGCCGGCTGTCGGTGTACTGTTCGACCGACCCATACTTCTCGGCAGCGTAATGCGCGATCTTGCCCATCAGGATGATGAATTGCCAGTTAAGTCTGTGGGTCTGATGGTCGACTGGTTGGCGCTTGGCCGATTTGACAGGAACCTCTGACGGGACGCGGATGAATATCTCACCGTCTCTTATCACTACGCGATCGGCAGCTTCCACACCAACAGGCACTTCTTGCACTCCATCTGCCCGCGGAACGGCCACATCATCGATTGATGGAACGATCGACACCACACTCTTCTCATCCATTCAAGCCACCCTCCATTCTTCCCGTATGAGCCTTTCTCGCTCGCCTTCAAGCCACTTCGCCAATCGCCCCGTCCAGTCGGCATCACCACAAGCATATTGGATCTGCCGGTCGAGGGGCGCGTGTACGATCGATTTCCGCGGCATTCGCCCCATGTGTTGTTCGATATGTCCCAGCCAATCTCGTCCAAAGAGACGGAGTTTGAGTTCTCCCTTGGCCCAAGTTGGCGGTTTCCACGGGTCGTATTCCGAAAAGCCATTATCCTCCTTTTTGTACAGATGCTTCATCACGCGCCTGATAACGGCTTCCGATTCGTGGGCTTTATATTTCACGGCATCGGCCCGATGATTCTTGCCGCACTCTGGACATCCCTTGCCTTTTAGGTGGTAAGTGGATTCTCGCATGGACTGCGTGGCGAATGCAAGAGCTTCTGCGAGCCAATCGTCCAGTTTGGCCTTCGAGGCGGGGGTGACGACCTCGTCGTAACTAGTCATCCGGTAGCCAAAAATCCGATAGACCGCTTGTTTGAGTCCTTGCGGTTGGGAGCCGCCCAAGTGGTACAGTTCCTGCATGGTGTCTCGGAAAGCGGGAATGTGTATACCAACGGTTGACAATTCAGCAAGATCGTAAACTGAGTTGTGCAGAATAACAGTGTTGTACCCCCAAACCAAAGCGGTTGCAAAAGCATCCAATAGCTCCTTGTCTTGTGCCAAAATCATGTAACCGGTACCGAGTGTGGACGAGAACTGGATTGAGTAGAGTTGGCCATCGTCGGACTCAGTATCAATCGCGATAGTGTCCGATTCAGTGGTCATCGTGGCCCAGACCTCGGCTTCAGTCTTGAGCAGCCGGTAATCCAATCGATCGGCCGTGGGTATGGGCGGATTCCATTCGCCTCGCAGCCATTTACCGAGGTTCTTCCAATCCTCCAGTAGTGGGATCATGAACCGCGTTTCGCGCAGCCCAGCAGCAGGATGATACATTGGCACCACCACGCCTTCCCATCCAAATAGCCCGCTGCCTTTGTAATATGTCGGAAAACCATGCTCTAACTCTAGGTTGCTGCCAATAAGACCGCAAGCTGTGGCACCGGCCAAGATCACGATCTCTGGGTTCACCGTCCATATTTCCTCCGCCAAGTGGTTCGGGACACATGCCGCCAACTGTACGGCAGATGGCCGTACATCCATTCCGCCGCGCTCACATCGGCACTGCATACAGTTCGTGATGAAGATGTCGCGACGCCGCAGGCCGGCTAACGAAAAGTACGTGTGATCCTGCTCTCGACCGCTCACTCCAACGAACGGTATACCATCCTTGTCTTCGTTCTTGCCTGGGCCTTCACCTATGAGCATGATACGGGTGTCTGTAGGTCCACATGGGAACACCTGACGTTTGCCCGTACATTCAGAGCATCGACCGTACGACCACGACATCAATACTTCTTTCCTCCTTCGGCTAGTCTGGCTTCTCGTTTGTGATCGGCACGGGTGCGGTTGTATCGCATTTTCTCTTGGTAGGCGCCATCCAAATCCAGACCTCTAGCCGCCGCCAGATCGAAGATACGGATGAGGCAATCCACCAGTTCAACCTCGAACATTTTACGATGTGGGAGCTTGTCGTCTTGAGCGTTCTTCCGGTCACCCTCCATCGCCTCAGCCAGTTCGGAGACGCATAGCATAAGAAGCTCTCCGTTGTTACGAGCTATTGGGTACTGGCCAGTTACAAGATCGGTCCACCACTGCCGGTTGGCCTCGTGGCATTCGATTGCGTAATCGTTAAGACTCACTGCGAATCCTCCTGATAGTGCTGCGCGATACACCGAATGACCAAGCTAGACTGCGTTGGCTCCAACCGCCGTCCAAGAGCTTACGCACTTTGGCACGTTTAGATACATCCAGTCTGCGCCAATTCTTCATGTGTGGTTTACGTGAATAGACGCCACTAGGCACGACGGATATCAATCCTTTCATTCTCTTCCGGTTCAAATAATACGGCTTCGGATAATTCGGACGATCCCATTTTCGCAGTGACGACCGACATGGCACGACCGTGGCCTGTAGGCATGAGACAGATCGTCACTTCTACAGCGTCAATTAACATAATTTGCGGATTAAGGCTTGCCATTGATCCACTCCAAAACCTTCCTCGCGCCGGTCTTACCGATCCCCGGCAGCGTCTCCCACTCATGTGATCCTAACTCAACGATACGCCGCGGGCAAGAGAAATATGACGATAGATCGAACGTTTTCTTGTCGCCCATTCCAGGCAGTTGGTAGAGCCACCTCTGAACTGGCGTGGCCTCGGACTGGAATATGCCCTTACCCTCGCGCGGCGGGATCGGAGCCGGCGCATAGATCACTCGTTTGTCCAGATGTTCGGACCACGGGTGCTGCCATTGGTCGTGCCAATCGACGAGGGTGGCGACCGTCTCGTCAATACCAAAAGTACGCCAAGTAAACACGTTGCCAAGAAATCTAAGCCGATTAAGAAAATGAGAAACTTCAGCATAGCGGAATTGTCCTTTCGGTTGGTGCCATGGAAAGCCGATCTCGAGCATGCCGCCCTCAGCACGGCGCCAAGGACCCTCGACTATGAGATAGTAATAGTCATAGCAATCGAGCGCTCGACCTACTTGCCCGCCGGCCAATCTATGGGATCGAACCGAGTCCAGAAGGTCCGAGATGGTCTTCCTCTCTACGCCTACTAGCACCCGACCCGATGGTCCCCAGCCGTCCCATTGAAAATCTGTTGCGACGTTTGGAACGGATTCGGCGTCACAGCCAAGTTGGCGGATTCCAGTAAGGAGTTCGCGAGAGCCGACTGCGGAATCAACGAGGATCACAGCAGTTCCGTCTCCAACGCATCGATCAAACTGTTCAACGCCAGTCGCACCAACATAACGTCCACATGCATACCCGCGCCTCGGAAGTCCCGATACGGCAACATCCGGCGGTAGTCACTCATCGCCTTGAGGTTGCGCCGATTGTACAGGTGCCGCACAAAGGCGATCTCATCCTCGGTCGTCCAATCGGACGATTCGTCGGGCGTGATGATGAACGTGTTTTCGGTGTCTGGCATGGGGCCTCAGTTACGCGTTCGGCAGTCGGCTGTGGTTCTCGGCAATCCGCAGCAGTTCGTTGTCGACCTCTTCATCCAACATCATGTTGCGCAACTGCTCGATGTTACTGATGTCGCCAACATTGCGCAATTCGAGGGTGGCCAGTTCGCGCGCTTCGGCTTCTGTGTTCGCGTCGACTTCGGTGTTCAGTTCGATCTCGGCGCGGAGGATGACGTTAAAGCGATGTGACATGAGTTCCTCTATTCTCCCGGTCTGAGCACTGCCATCAAGTTCTCAAGGGTGATCGCTTGACCTTCCAGCACTCCGTTCACCCCAGCTTGTCCTACGTTATCTTGGGACTCTACCACGTCGAGAGAGAACTTGTCCCAGTAATAATCGGCTTCTTTGTGGGCGTCGAACACGCAACGAACGATCGATGTGGTACAGTAACCGAGATGCGGCGGACCATCCCACACCGTCCTTCCAGTTCTGTTGTCGTTGCGGTATTCGTCCTTTGCCTTCATGGTGACCAACACCAGCTTGTGGTTTAGGGAATCAATTAGATCAGTCCAATCTTGTTTCGGCGGCCCCCACACGCGGCTCTTGCCAACTTCCTGCTTGCGGCCAAAGTGCGAGTACCCAATCCAATCCCATATCTGCGTGCCGGAATCCATGACGATCGGCTCGACTTCTTGACGGCCAGCTAGCGCAACCACTGAGTCGAACAGACGTTTGGTCACATCCTCGTACACTTTCTTGACCTCGTCAAAGTTCGTGTTCGTGGCGAGCTGCAACGCTTGCTTTTGCGTCACGAAGTCCGTATCGTTCATGTACGGGATTTGCAGACCGACTTCTTCATGGTAATCACGCACGGTCTTGCGGGTCTTGCGGTCGCACACGATCCATCCAGGGATCTTGCTGCGGGCGTCGGCCCATTCAGTTGCGGTGGCACAAAGGCGGGTCTTGCCGCTGCCCTCGCCGCCGAAGATACCGAAGCAACCATGATCTGGACGATCAATCGAACGTGTGAAACCTGGGATGTTGCTCACTCTGGCTTAACTCCTTTCGATGCGGCGAGTACATTAGCCCACCACCCTTCGCACTCTAATTCGCTGAATTCCACGACCGATACCTGCCCGATCGGCTTAAACGGGCGTGTGTAATCCCCCAGCCCGAAGCATATATCGTATTGCACTTGCCGGATTGGTTGCAAGAACTTTTTCGCGCTCATCGCACAGTAACTAAGTCCCTGCTTGAGGTACATCCACAAGTATGCGATCGACTGGGCTTTCTTGGTTGAGTACTTGCATTCCCACCATTTCGTGAAATCTTCCGTTAGGTCGTCGAATAGCAGTCCGTCTGGCGTGCCGTATATGTTGTCACGCTCCAGCTCACATGGCTGCCAGATCAATCGGTCGTGCCCGTAGTGGGTCGCACGGAATTCCTCCCAACTCACGCCCAGCGCGGGCAGCAGCGGGTACTCTTTCTCAGTGAACCGGTCGAACGGAAAGTCCACGTCTTCTGGGTCGGACAACTTGCCGGCTGCTATGCCTAACGCACGATTGACCGCACCGACGTGGACTCCGTGGGAACGAGGAACGGACGGAGCTGGACCGCGGTACGTTCGGCCGGTTGACATCATGGCCGGATCCAAGACCATCCGTTCCTCTGAGATAATTTTCATTTGTAACTTTGGGGACGGGAATATACGTATTCCCGGTCAGCGGTTTCCACTGCTCCGCTCTTGGCCTCGGCCGACTTAACGACCTTGCGGGCGAGTAGCTGACAATGAGCCATTTCCCCAAACCCAATCACGCAGGAACCGTGAACTTCGTCGGCTTGCCGTCGTTATCATACTCGGCAGTGACGCCGATCTCGGCAAACTTTTCGGCCACAAACTCCGGGTTCTTCACGAGGGATTGGACCGCGGCGAGTTGAGAGGGCGGAAGTTTCGGATTGTGCTTCGTGTATTCGTTCGTCACGAAACCAAAGAGGGCCTGCATGGATTTGATCTCCGACCCCTTCTTACGTTCAGCGACGAGCTTGAGGACTTTGGTCGTGAGGTCTTCGGGCGATTCAACCGATGCGGCGCCCGTAGAGGTCGACTGTGTAGCTGCCGTCGACGTTGAAGAAGTAGTGCTTGAGTTGCCGCTCAGGTAGTTTGGGTTGTTCCACTTGGTCGCGACCTTGTACGTGATGTCAATCGTCTTGGTCGAATCGTCCTTGTCCTTCACCGGCTTCGTGTTCAGCCGCATGCCGAACTTGTCATTGCAGTCCTTCGGCGAGTAGGACGCCAGTTCGAACTCCAAGCCAGCGAAGTCAGGCGCATAGGCGTTGTTGAGCGTGGCCTTGGGGAAGCCCTGTTTGGCCAACGACTCGAGGAACACCATCGCGGCCGTGGATTTGTTGAACGGCTCGCTATCTAGCATGTGGACCGTATTGCCCTCAGCATCCGGCTCATCAGACTGGGGCACGGGATCTAAATCGGTCTCGTTCTTTGCAACGGCCGGACGATAGTGCTTAAGGGATTCTTGGCCAAATGACAGCCGCATGTCCTGTTGTTCGGCTTCGCGCACCGGCTGCCAGTTGGCGTCGAGCGTGATCAAGTCGAGGACGAGATAAAGTTGGTTCGGACGGAAATCCGTCTTGATGTTCTGTGTTTTGGCGGACTTGACACGGTACTTGCCGGCCTCTACTCCACCACCACCCTGCTTTGCCAGATCCGGGTTGAAAGATGCTTTTGGCATAATTGTTGTTTGTCTCCAAATGGCGGTTTGGCCGCCGGTTACGCTGTTATGTTGATGTTGTTATGTTACGATGCGGTCACCGAGTTGTCAAGAGTTTTCTTCACCGTGGCCGCGATCGGTTTGCATGGCGTGCATCTGTGATGGGTTCAGGTTCTCGCCGCGCTGTTTGGCAGGAGAGCCGTAGGAATCAAGGAAGCCATTACGAATTTTTTCGGCCAAAGCGTTCGCCTCGTAAAAGCTGTATTCATCAAGACGATCGGCGATCTGATCACGCACACTCTGCACGATTTCTTCAATGGATGCTGTCACTGCCCCTCCTTCGGTTTGGCGGCGCGGCTCTTACGTACCAATTCCAGCCTCTTCCTTCGCGCAATAATGTTCTGTTCGTTAATAAATCCCGATTCGGAAACACACGAAACCCATTCCCGATCCGCCTGTTCGTATCCGTGCAGGTAGGCGCGATCTTCCATCACCGCTGCCCGCTCCATGCCTTCCCGGATGCCACGCTGGTAGGCTGCTTCGGCGGATTCGGGTCGCGGTTTACTTGGAACAAAGCCGTGGCATTCGCAGGACCGGCAATGTGCGTCTCCGTGCTTGCCAGCCATGTGCCCACACCGGGCACACACTAGCCGCTCTGCCTCCTGCCGCTGGTCAGTCATCGGTGGCTCCTGAGCATTGACAGTAAGTACCGCGCACCGATGCCATTTCGTCTGGCAGAAGCGCTGTGCACGTCTTTTCATGCTGTGGATGTCCACATACCGAACAAGTACCCCCGACCTCCTTCTGGTTGAGAGCGGCACGGACCATAGCCAGTGCTTCTTGCCTGCCTGTGCTGATAAGTCGCAATTCCGGTGGCCCATCCATCCGAACTCCGGCGCAAACGATTAGTGCGTCGATAGCCTTCAGTGCCTGCTCCATTCGCTTCACGCGCCAGAATATCTGATCCCGCTCGTTTTGTAGACGATCCACGGTGTCAAGTGCGAGTTGATGGGCCTGAAACTGCTGCTCCCCGCGTTCAAGCCTTCGGCGGATCTCGGCCAGTTCATCTTCTAAACTCTTCCAGTATCGTTTCCCGGCAGAATCATCCACTTGAGTGAGGAGTTGATCTATCGTTAGCTTCTCCAACAGGTTCTCTGCTCGTGTCATAATTTCTCCAATGGCCGCGGCAATTGTTCTTCCCTTCGCACTTTGAACCATTTCGGGACATGGTCGCCCGCAGCCCGCAGCAACCACTTCACGTTATCATCGACGATCAAGGTAGTCCCACGATCATCCGGGTAACGGTTGATTCGACCGGACGACTGCACGAGTTCTTGGCCGGCCATGTACCACGGGTAGTCGAAATCTTGATCGGTCCGCGCGGCGATCAGTTTATCGGTGGGTGGGAGGAATGGCATCTTGCTCAGGACTTGCCATTCGGCCGTGCGTCCGGCGAAGTTCCATCCAGTGCTAAACGATGGAGATACCAACACAGATCCGCAATCGCCTTGTTTGAAAGTCTCGAAAGCCTGCGTTGCTGTAGCGGTTTCAGGGTCAGCCGCTCCATTAAGAACGATTCGATAGCGGCTCCCAAGTTGCTCACCGATTTGTTTAGCTCTTGCATACGAAACTGTATGAGTGAGTCCGTTACGGTCACTGCCCCACTTGAAGATTTCATCGTGCCTTTCGATCCACTTTTGCCTGTCTTCATTCCCCCACCTTTCGTCATGTTTCACCTTACAAGTTGGCACCCAGATCACCGGACCGTTCACCGCTGGGAATTGCCGGCTCCACTCCTTAAACTCATAATCATCGCGTTTGATCCCTAGCAGTTGCATCGTCTTCGGACGTAGCGTGGCTGACATCAGGATCACGCGCTGGATACCTTGGAACAACCGTTCCTTGTATCGACCGGGCCAGACGCATTGGAATCGCCACAGCCGCCCTTCGTCGCTGCCGTCCACGCGAGTGCAGATCCAGTTGTTGTCATGCTTGCTGAATTGCGAGAGCTTGTATGCGGCGTCATAGATCTCTTCGGCGCGGCGCAGGCGCCCGAAGTCCTTACCGGTAAATCGACCGGACGATTTGGACTCGAGTTGGACGAGCGCGAGATGGTCATAGGCTGATTGCAGGATCCGTGGGGCTAGTCCGCTCCACTCCTCGATGTCCTCTCCTGGTCTTTGGCTCGCGTGGAACCCAAGACCGGCTTCTCTTGATTGTCGTTCGGTAAATCGGAAGTCCAGGGAGTTGGAAAGCCAACCATCGGCGAGTCCGGCTTCATCGCAAACCAACGTGTCGGGTTTACGTATTCCCTCGCCACGGCTGTTAGCCGCCAACCAATAAGCGTAATTAGTGACGACGATGTTTGCGGCGTCTTGGGATCTAAAGTCGCAAAGATACGGGCAGCCAAGTTTGTCAGCACATTGCATTCTTCTTCCGTCATCGCAATTTCCACCTTCCCAACAGGCATAATTTCGGCGACCCCGGATGTGTGCAATTCTGTTTCCAATAAATGTGTCACGGTACTGATCCTCCAATCCGTGCGTGGCCGTTAGGATGACCGTTCGGCCGCCGAACAACTTCGCCAACCCATATGCAATCGCGCTCTTGCCACCGCCCGGTGGAATGCCCATTGCGATGAACCGCTTCTCGGACGTTAAAGCGAATTCATAGGCTTCGTGCTGACAATCGCGGAACTGATCGAACGAGTCAGGGAAGCCTAGGTCGTGAGGAGATAGCATCAATCACAACCACATAATCCACGCGCGAGAATTGAATCGAACTTGGCAATCACTTCTTTGTTGAGCAGTTCCATTGTGCCTCCTAAGCCTTGTCGACAACTTCTTTTGGCACTGTGAACGTACCAATGTCTTTTTTGTCGAACGAAAATGTGACTTCGTAACTAGACCCGAAATTGCAAGTATCGCAACCACCACTATGGTATTGAGACTGCCGGAATTTGTCGGTGCCGAATACCTTTGCCAGCTTGAGCAGAATATCGAGAGTCAGCGGCACGTATTCATACATTGCTTTAACCGTAACGTCGAACGCATCCTCACGATCTTGAACCTCAGCATCGAATTCAGAGATGTATTCCTCGCAGCCTTCCCAACACGCAACAACTTCTTCTTTGGTCATAGTGCCTTCAATCATAACCCCCGCCATCATTGCCGTCAACACTTATTTCATGCTACTTTGGTCCTATTCTCGTGTCCAGTCCCACAAACGCAACATCCACTGCCACAACCACGCGCAACCCGAATTACCTCCTGACCGCCCAGAACCAGAAACGTCCGATACACTCGAACGTCCTCGTCTGCTTGCGCACGCACGATGTATGGGCCGGCCGGCTTGCGTTCAACCAATTGACCAAACGCACGATCGTACACGGCAGCCCGTGGGACCCCACCACGCGGGCATGGCGCGAGCATGACGACATAATGCTGACGGACTGGCTTGCGCGATATGAGGGCTTGTACATCCACGCACCGTCGATGATCTCGCAGTCGGTCGAAACAGTCGCACATGAGAATGGCTATAACCCCGTGGTACAGTACTTGAACTCGTTGAACTGGGATGGCGAGCCGCGGTTGGATGAATGGCTGCAAAACTACCTCGGATGTATACCGAATGACGCACAGTCCGATCGATACTTGGCCGCGGTAGGCCGCTGTACGTTCATTGGCGCGGTCGCTCGAGCGTATAAACCAGGATGTAAGGTGGACACCTGTCTGATCCTCGAGGGTGGCCAAGGCAAATTCAAGTCCACGGCCGTGCATACGTTGGCCGGCGACTGGTATACGGACGATCTGAGAGATATCAGCAGCAAGGACGCCGCCCTGCAAGCGCAGACTTGGATCGTGGAATTGAGCGAACTGGACAGTCTCACCCGTGCTGAGGCATCACACATCAAGGCGTTCATCAGTCGTCAGGTCGATCGATTCCGGCCGCCGTACGGCAAACGCATCGAGGAATTCCCGCGGCCTGGGATCTTCGTTGGGACGGTCAACCCCTCGGAGTACTTGAAGGATGACACGGGCGCGCGCCGCTTTTGGCCCGTTGAGACCGGACACATCCATATCCCTTGGCTGGCTGAGGATCGTGATCAGCTCTGGGCTGAGGCTACAACGCGCTACATGGCCGGCGAGGCGTGGTGGTTCGACTCCACGGCACGGGCTGAACTGGCGGCCCCTATGGAGGCTAGCAAGCGCGTTGCGGACCCATGGGAGGATGACGTCATGAACTTCGTTCGAGCGCACGTTATGAACGGCGCCCGGTACGTCACTCTCAGGGATATCCAGGTGGTAGCGCTGGACATTAAGAACTCGGCGCGCGACCAACGGACGGACAACCGAGTGGCCTCAATCCTGAGAGTGCATGGGTGGAAGCGCGGCCAGTTCAGGTCTGGCGTGGGTCGGGTGTGGGGCTACTCGCCCGCAACCGAGTAAGCATCGTATACCCCAAACTCATCCGAGAACACAAACTGCTTGATCATCGTATCGTCGGGCGTATGCCCTTCGTTAACCTCGTACCTCTTGATAGCCTCCTCACGTGATACATCGAGGTACGCGCGTTTCACTCCCAACCACCCGATCACTGTTAACTTGTGCATTTCGTCCTCCTTACGTGGTGACGCTGGTGTCAGACTGGGGCTGGCTAAATCGTTGAGCCATCCCTATATAACCACTGTCACCAGTAAACCACTTGTATGTGTATGTTTTAATATAGGCCACCCCTACCATATGGTATACATCATTGTATATACGTATATTCCATACATAAGTGAGAGTGGCCACTTGTCACTGGTTCACCGGTGACACAATAGAATCAATCAGTTACAAAGTCACCAGTTGTCACAGGTTTAGGTAGTGGTGACGGGACTACATTTCGCTCAGGTTCTCGGTCGAGGCACTTGGAGCATGCGTCCGCGCCATAGTAAGGAATCATCGCACCGCAGAATCGGCAGTCCTTCATGCGTCCTCCCCGCCCTCCTCGTTCGTTTGGCCAGTCACTTGGCCGGCCGGTATAACTCCTGCCCATTGGCTCTGGCCTAGGGTGGCGCGGATGTGGGTATAGCCATGTCCTGTGGCCGACGATACTTGGATGCTCACTAGGACTTCTATTTGTTCCAGCAGCAATGCTCTAGGATTGATCGTTTCGGGCATTTTGCAGCCTCCTGTCTGGCTTGTTCGTAGCAGATCCCCTGATGTGTGTGGCTACCGTCTCGCAATTGCATAGCGGCCTCTTCTCGCACAGCTAGGCCACAATTGACACAATAGACGGTTATCTGATGCTCCAGACGTTGATTCGCAGTCATTGGTGGCTCACCCCATTGCATACCCATGACCAAACGTCTCGGAATTCATCTTCGTTCGGTTCCCGCCCATAGATGCTGCGAAACATTGCCAACAGATCGCCGCGGTCTTTGGTGTCCGTGTCCTCGTGCGACTCCACGTACTCCCTGATCTCATCTTTAGTCCACGTCATATCCGCCCGCCTTTCGACCGCTGGAACGCTGCGAACCTCTCGGCGTCTACCATCCGATAGTGCGCAAATGTGGCTGTGCATTTGCGGCAAAACCCCTGTGAGTCCAGCCCGTCCTCACAATTCCGGCATACAGAGAGGCCGGTCGATCGCACGGGCTTTCGTTTGTCCGGCCGAACGGCTTGACGGTCTTTGCCAACGAATGTCTTTACGAACACGGTTCTACCCTCACAGTCAAACGGCCGGCCGGAAAGTAAACCGACTGCCGCGGTGTATGCACGGCCGTTGCATTGTCTACCGCGTAAATCTCTAACTTTCCGCGCGAACCGTACGGGTATGCGTCGAATTCCAAAAATGCTTGTACGAACGGCTCTTTCGTGTAAATATCAACTCTCGTCATAGGTCAATTCCCCTTTCGTCTCAGATATGAGTGTGTCAACAGCTCGTATGCGCGGCGCCTTGCTTCGAGCGGCCGACATACGAACGGATTCATAATCCAACAGTCAAACCGCCAACCATACCAGCAAAGGTGACTCAACCGCAGGACCTTGATCCCGTCAAGCTTATGCTTGTACGTTAGTTTCCGCTCTGCTACTGTCATTCGGCTTGAACCTCCAGTACCCCATGCAGTCGCATCCAATACCGCGCGAGTGCAATGTAATTCCGGTACTCATTCACTTGCGCGGCCGTGTAACTCTCCCGTCGGCCTACAGCGCGATAGTGTACTTCCCACCATTCGACTGGATGGTGTTCACATCCAATGGTGATATGGCCGACCTCTCGCACGATAAGTGGGTGTTTCGTGCCTTGGATTTGTAACGGGATTACGCCATTAGGCAAGGTTCCTTCGGCCCCGCTGAGGTCGGCCCCGCTGAGGTCGGCCCCGTAGAGGTCGGCCCCGTAGAGGTTGGCCCCGCTGAGGCCGGCCCTGCTGAGGTTGGCCCCGTAGAGGTTGGCCCCGCTGAGGTTGGCCCCGCTGAGGTTGGCCCCGTAGAGGTTGGCCCCGTAGAGGTTGGCCCCGCTGAGGCCGGCCCTGCTGAGGTCGGCCCCGCTGAGGTCGGCCCCGCTGAGGTTGGCCCCGCTGAGGTTGGCCCCGCTGAGGTTGGCCCCGCTGAGGTCGGCCCCGTAGAGGTTGGCCCCGCTGAGGTTGGCCCCGTAGAGGTTGGCCCCGTAGAGGTTGGCCCCGCTGAGGCCGGCCCTGCTGAGGTCGGCCCTGCTGAGGTCGGCCCTGCTGAGGTCGGCCCTGCTGAGGTTGGCCCTGCTGAGGTCGGCCCCGTAGAGGTTGGCCCCGCTGAGGCCGGCCCTGCTGAGGTCGGCCCTGCTGAGGTCGGCCCCGCTGAGGTTGGCCCCGCTGAGGTCGGCCCCGCCTAAGCTATCGGCCTCAATTGTCATGATTACAGCGTTAGTGAATCGATTCGTGATGGTGATCGACATCGTCTTATGCTCCTAACTGTATCAGGTTACTAAGGTTCCTTTTGTTCATTCCATGCACTAAGATCGTGATATCTTTCCGTCGATCATTAGCGCGTATCCCATTACACAATCCACATCGCTCGCATGTTGTCTTGTGTCCCTGCTCGTCTGATGCCGGACATGGTATCTCTCCAGGTATCATCAGTTCGCCGGCTGGCCGTACTCTGAAACAGCGCCATCCATGCACATGTGCGCGCCAATACTCCAGCTCTGAGTCCACACTGGCCATCAGATACTCACGGTATGGTGCGTACTGTGGTTTCGCCCATTGGTGCGTGTACCCTGTCCACTTTCGAGCGAACAAACACACATACCGCAGCACGCCCAATGGTATGTGGACAGGGTCACCGTATGCCCCCCACCTTACAGCGCGGCCAGTGAAGACTTCAGGATATCGGCATTGAGGTAGATAGGCGTACCTACCCGCCTTATATGCGCGCCATACTGCATTCGGCCCCTGAGCCACATTCACGTAGCAAGTCCTGTCCGTCCATCCGTCCGTACCGCGCAATTTACAATCGCCGCAAATGGCATCGTCTTGATTCGACCGTACCGCGTCGACCGGACTCATGTCATTCCGTAAGATCCACGCTTGGATCATATCGCCGGTCTTTCGATTGGATGATTCAGTGGTTGCGATTATGACGCGTTGAGAGTCAGTGTGAAGGATGTAGCCACTCACGCAATCACTTCCGAGCCATCGATTGGCCGTACGCTCCATTCACGTACCGCAGTCCAGCGCCACGCTAGATCTTTGGCGTACGTCTCGGCGGACTGTACATCGTCGAATTCAAGCCCATTAGTGCACCACTGACCGCTGGAATCGGCGATAACCCACACTTTGTACTTCATGACGCACTACTCCCTTAGTGTTCACTCTGCTAACTCGCTCGTTCGTACGTTCGCAGATAGTGACAATCGGATGCTAGGCCGGTCCCACGGTAGATTGTGACGTCGGCCTAGAATCCTCAGTGACTACCTCAGCGCGCAACTATCGCACGTTGGCCATATCCCGCGCTAGTTCGAGCGCGCGTTGTTTGAGCGCATCTCCCGGACCAAAGAAGGCCGCGCTGAGTCGCGTGTCCTGTGAACGGCCGTACTCATGATCGGCGTAGTACGTGACTCCGTTGAACGCTCCCCAAAGCGTATCTTTGGCCGTTGGGAGATCGGACCCGGGAGAGCTAATCATCGCTTCTAGGATCGCCTTACCCGCGCGGTTCAGCTTATCCTCCGTTGGCACGTTCGAGCGCTCGTGGTTGGCCACAATCGCGTCAAGCCCCATGCTCATCGGCGCCGAATCGTTCATCACCTGTTCGAGTGCAGATTCGCCTTGAGTGAGCCGATATACGTATTCGAGTCGGCCAGTGTGATCAATCGCCACTTTGGACAGTTCCTCCGCGACCTCGTTCATGCGTTGAACTGACTCAATGGCCATTCCCATGGTTTCCTTGGCGCGCGCCGCAGTCTTTTCGGACCACTTGCTCGTATGCTTGAGCCGAAATGTGTAGTCGCGGCCGCTGCCTTCAGCTAGCGCGCAAGACAGGGTGTTCCAGCAAACTACACGCGTCTGAGTCGGTTGGCCGATTGTACGCATTGAGCCATCATGCGAAGTCGCTAGCATCATGTAACCCTTGACCTCATCCACTCCGCCGATTGACGCATCCGCAGCGCCACCAAGCTTGGCCAGCGCCACAATCTTGCTTCCACCCTCTAGTCCGATCAGTGTTTCGAGCGTAGCATTGCCGGCTGCGCAATACTCTTGGAAGAATTCGACAATCTCCTGATTCTGCAATGGGTGATAGCGATCAGTGGCTACCTGAAAGACTTGATCGGTGTCCGCTCGTACGATCGCCTTGAAGCCTTCCAAAGGCTTGACTAACAAGTCTTGCCCTGTGGCGTCCTTCATGGCAATCGCGCGACGCTGTACTCTCCAATCCAAGCCGGCCGCCTGAAGCCATGCCTTTACCATGTCCGGTGTTGTGAGCGTGGCGATGTTCGCGTGATCGACATTCACGCCTAATCCATGCCAAGGGGTTTGGCCGACAAAGGCCATCATGTTATTCGTAATCTTGTGTGCCATCTGAATTACTCCATTAGGCTCAGTCCAGTTAGGATTCTGGCCGTGATGACATCATGCGGCAATCCAATCGTTATTGCAATAGTCTCTTTGGTTATTGGTGTAGCGATAGCGTTTGAGATAGACCGCGCAAGCGGGCTAGATCATAAGCCTAATACCATCCGTCCTACCATCCGCTCTGTAGTCTATACTGGCAGTAGATGGAACGTGATACAGATTGGAGATGTCCTCGGTGCCACAAATGGTATCGAATGAGGACGACTTATTGCAAGCTATGCGCGCTCGTCCCAGTCGTCAAACTCACTCGTCGTAGGCATCGTGAGATGCTCGCTGAGTCTGCCATGTCAGGTAAACTCCGGGCTATCGATCGTAGGTATGGCTTACGTGATGAGCCGAGTGATACCTAAT